TTGCTGACAAAGAAGTAAAAGCCCACGAAAAGCGTATGCACAAAGGCATGGCAAAGGGTGGTGTTACTAGCGAATCCATGAAAAAATATGGACGCAATATTGCTCGTGCTATGAACCAGAAATCTAATGGAAGAGGTCGATAATGGCTAAGTTCTCGCAAAAGGTTAAAGGTAAAGAAATAGGTCAAGCTGATGTGTATGCCGCCCCGCATGACATGAAGGGTAAAGCTTCTACCATCCAGGCTGATTCTGCTTACACTACTGGCGCTAAAGTTATGGATGACATGAACATCTCCGTAGCTGGTATTAGTAAGGGCAATACCAAACCAGTCAAGACTGATGGCATTAAAATGCGCGGCGCTGGCGCGGCTACTAAAGGCATTATGTGCCGAGGACCGATGGCATAATGACCTACACCGAGTTATACAACGCAATTCTCTCTTACACAGAGAACTTTTCTGCTGAGTTTGAAGCTGCTGTCCCGACGTTTGTTCGGCAGACGGAGACTCGCGTTTATAACTCTGTGCAGATTCCGCCATTACGTAAGAATCAATACGGTACATTAAGTGCCAATAACAAGTATTTATCTACGCCTTCTGATTTTCTTTCTGTCTATTCAATGGCGGTTATTGAAAATTTTGGAACGGCAAATGAGAGATCAAGTTATTTGTTAAACAAAGATGTGAACTATATCCGCGAGGCATATCCAACGCCGAACGATACTGGCCTGCCAGCGTATTACGCTATCTTTGGCCCAACAGTCACTAGCAACGTAATCACAACTGAGTTATCTCTTATTCTTGGCCCAACGCCGGATAACAGCTACACAGTAGAACTCCACTACAACTACTACCCAACATCAATAGTTGACGCTGGCACGAGCTGGCTGGGCGATAACTATGACCCAGTATTGTTGTATGGTTCCTTGCGCGAGGCTTACTTGTTTATGAAGGGTGAGCAGGATTTGATCGCCAACGTAGAAGCTAAGTATGCAGAGGCTGTTGGTGAACTTAAACGTCTGGGTGATGGCCTAGAGCGTCAGGATGCGTACCGTAGCGGTCAGGTTAGAGTGAGAGTCACATGACAATCTATCAAGGATTGACTACAAGCTTCAAGGTGGACATATTAAATGGACGCCAGAACATTGCATCCGATACTTTAAAGATGTCGCTGTACACAGCTTATGCCACGCTTAATGAAGATACAACGGCGTATGTATCAGACAATGAAATTACCGGCACTGGATATACGGTTGGCGGCAATCAATTATCAAATGTAACTATTCAAAGCGGTAGCAATACGGTATTTGTAAGTTTTGATAATCTAACTTGGAACCCTGCTGAATTTACAACTAGGGGCGCTTTGATTTATAACGCAACAAAATCAAATGCTTCAATAGCTGTTTTGGATTTTGGGTCAGATAAGATTCAAGCGGGCAACAATACATTTACTGTAGTTTTCCCGCCGGACACAGCGTCCAGTGCGCTTATTCGTATAACGTAAGGAATAATCATGTCTATTGAAAAATCCAAATCTAGCGAGTTTGTCTCAGGTGATGTGGAGCGTAAAACAGGTTTTATAGAGGGCCTGTCTGCTGGGGGCACATTTACCGTTACTTGTTACGACCAAAATGGCGAAACAAAGTGGGTAGATATTGCTCCTAACCTGGTGACCAACGTAGGTCTTCAGTCTATGAATACCCAGTTTTTTACAGGCTCTGCTTATACAGCAGCTTGGTATGTGGGTCTAGTAAACGGAACTGCGGCATCCACTACTTTTTCTGGCGGCGATACATTGGCTTCTCATGCTGGCTGGACAGAGAACAGTAGCTATACAGGTAACCGCAAGGCAGCTTCATTTAGTGCAGCTACATTAGCGGATCCATCAAACATTAATAACTCAGCTTCATCTGCTTCTTTTACTATGAATGCGAATGCAACTGTTGCTGGTGCGTTTTTGGCAAATGTGGCTACTGGCACAACTGGATTGCTTTTTTCTGCGGCAGACTTTCAATCGCCTGGCGACCGCACAGTGGTCAGCGGTGACGTATTGAACGTGACTTATTCGTTCAATCTTGATGCTGTTTAATAGGGGATAAGCATGTCAACATTTAAAAAAGGTGATGTGGTCAAAGTTAAGGCCGTCACGCCAGAAGGTCCAATTACCAAAATGCGCATGGATGAAGACGGCACTATTTATTATTTAGTGACTTGGTCTTCGGATAACGTAGATCATGAGCGTTGGTTTACGGAAGACCAGATTGTTGCTGTGGAGTAATGTGTGGCAATTGTTGATGGCGGATTCAGCAGCGGCGATTGGAGCCAAGCTGGTTGGGGGCTATCAGTTTATTATCCAAACATATCTGAAACATCAAATGTATCTGAAAGAATTGTAAGCGTATTTTTAGCAAATGTAACAGTTAGAGATACAGCAAATGTTTCTGACTCAACCAGTGCTGGCGTTAGTTTTGGGATAGTTGTAAGCGATACTGCAAATGTTTCTGATTCTATTTCTAGCACGGTAATATTTAGCAGCTCGGTACGTGATACTGCGAATGCTTCCGATGTTGTTAGTTCGACTGTCGTGCTTGGCGCATCCGTGTTAGAGAGCGCAAATGCCCAAGATAATATTTCGGTATTTACTACCTACTCTAGAAATGTAAGTGACACTGCAAACACAAGCGAAACAGTATCTTCTGGTTTAATTTTTGCTGTGAATGTAACAGAAACAGCGAATACATCAGAGACTGTAGTTGGTGCGTCTGGTAGTTTCAATAATGTAGCTGAATCAATATCAATTAGTGATAGCATAAATGTAGAACGCATCACCGTTGGTTCTGTGGAAGAGAATGTGGCGAGTGATGATTTGTTTAGCTCGCAAGCTATTTTCCAAACATCAACAGAAGAATTTGTAAGTGCATCAGAGTCATTTGAAACAACTGCTATTTTTAATGCAAACATAGAAGAAAGCGTTGCAATAGATAATTACTGGTTTGCACAGTTTTTATGGAATTTAATTAATGATTCTCAAAATGCAAGCTGGTCATTAATTACTGATGATGCCTCTGGTAATTTATGGAGTGTAATTAATACTACGCAAAACGTAAGTTGGTCACAGATTAACAGTAATGTTTCTGGCAGTTGGGCATTGATAAACAATACTGAAAATGCAAGCTGGCAAGAGATAGTTACTTTTACGTAAGGAAAGATCATGGCAAGTACATATAGCGCCCTTAAGATTGAGCTGATTGGGACGGGTGACCAGGCAGGCACTTGGGGTAATACGACAAACACCAATCTTGGAACGGCTATTGAAGAGGCCATTACAGGTAGTGCCGATGTGGCATTTTCTAGTGCTGATGTTACGTTAACCCTAACAGATACCAATGCTTCTCAGACAGGACGTAACCTTCGTTTAAATTTAACAGGCACTTCTGGCGGCGCGAGGAATCTAATCGTATCCGCTATTGAGAAACAATACATTGTCAACAACGGTTTGGCAGACACAATCACTGTTAAAAATTCTACGGGAACGGGCATAGCTGTTCCTTCTGGCAGAACAATGATTGTCTTTAATAATGCTACTAGCATTCTTGATGTAACTACATACCTATCATCACTAACATTAGGTAACGCTCTTCCTGTTGCGTCTGGCGGCACTGGATTAACATCTGGTACTTCTGGTGGTATTTTATATTTCTCTGCATCAGGAAATGTTGCAAGTTCAAACGTATTGACGGCAAGTGCTTTAGTCGTTGGTGGCGGCGCGAATTTGACTCCATTTACCACAACTACAGGCAATGGCGTAATCACTGCGCTTGGTAGTAATGTAAATACAGCGGGCGGCTTTACTACTGGCAACGGTACCGTAACATTAAGCAACAAACGTATCGACCCACGAGTCTCTTCAAATACATCTACGGCATCTTTGACGCCAAACATAGCGACATTTGATCAATATGTTTTGACCGCGCAGGCGGCAGCTTTAACAGTAAACGCGCCAACGGGTACACCAGTTGACGGCAATAAATTGATATTTAGATTTTTAGATAATGGCACAACACAAAGCATATCTTGGAATGCAACTTACGTAACAATTGGAACCACGTTACCAACAAATACAACGGCAAGCAAGATGGTTTATGTTGGATGTATTTATAACTCATCCAATACCCGATGGGATGTAGTAGCTGTAACAACGCAATCGTAATAGGTGACTATATGAAAATAGATTTTTCTTTTGAAACCTCATACGGAATGTTTTCCGATGCAATTGTTTTGCCAGACGACCACGGCTTCACTGACGATGAGATTGAAGCAATGAAACAGCAGCGTTTGAATGATTGGATTACTGCTGTGACTCAAGTAGAGGAATAAAAAATGGCAGATCGTTATTGGATTGGCGGGACTGGGACTTGGGATTCAACTAGCACAACTAACTGGTCTACTTCTAGCGGCGGAGGAAGTGGTGCGTCGGTTCCCACTGCGGCGGATAGTGTAATTTTTGATGCAAATAGTAATACAGGTAACACTGCATTTACAGTAACGATGGCAAATACTCCTCGTTTATGTAATGACTTTGTTGCGTCTGGTCTTGATGGAACAATGACCTTAGCAGGTACAAATATTGGTTTGACCGTTAGTGGCAACTTAACTTTTCAAGCGACTAACTTTACTCGCAGTTATACAGGTATAACAACCTTTAATGCTACTACTACTGGTAAGACTATAACTACTAATGGCGTTGCTTTTAATGGTTCTACTGTGTTTAACGGTGTTGGCGGTGGTTGGACTTTGGGTTCAGCTTTTGATAACGGCGGAAGCACATTTACTTTTAATCAAGGTACATTAAATACATCTGCCAGTAATTACTCTATTACTGTTGGTGAGCTTCTTAATACTACTGGAGTTGGAACATTAATTCTTAATAATTCAACGGTTACTATAAGTGGTAGTGCTGGACTTACTATAGCTAGTGGTTCTTTTGCTTTAAACGCAGGAAATTCTTCAATTTTATTGTCATCAGCATCCAGTCAACTTAATGGAAATAATAACTTAACTTTTTCAAATGTATCTTTTACAAGCGTAACTGCCTCTTCTTCTATAAGAACTATAACTGGTGTAAATACATTTGTTAATTTTAATGTTTCCACTCCTTCTGCTGCCTGTAGTAATCAAGTAACTTTTTCTGCTAATCAAACCGTTACTGGAACACTAACAGCCACTGGCAGCAATGGAAATCAAAGATTGTTTTTAAGCTCTGATGTAATTGGAACATCTCGCACACTAAATTGCGCTGCTATTGCCGCAACAAGCGATACGGATTTTGGTGACATTACGATAGCTGGGGCAGTTGGAACTCTATCTGGAACTAGGCTTGGCAACTGTGGTGGCAATACTAATATTACTTTTGCTGCTGGCTCAAACAAATATTGGAATTTAACGGGCGGTGGAAACTGGGGCGCATTAGCATGGGCAACAAGCTCAAATGGCGCTGTATCTAATACTAATTTTCCAATACCACAAGACACTGCAATTATTGAAAATACAGGATTAAACGTAAGCGCAACAATAACTGTTCCATCGAGCATAAGAAATTTTCCAGGATTGGATGCTTCTGGTCGAACTAATGCAATGACTTTTGCAACAGCTGCGGGCACTCCTATAATTTATGGGAATGTTACTTTTGGATCTAATACAACCACAACAGGAACTGGAACATTAACTTTTTCAAATAGGTCAACAAAAACATTTAATTCAGGAAATGTAGCTTTTACCCAAGCAATAACAATTAATGCTCCTAGTGGCGGCATACAACTTGTTACAAATGATTTGACAATTCCGGTTACGGAAAGATTTACATTAACTAATGGTACGTTAGACTTAAACGGAAGAACGCTTACATCAGGTTTGTTTTCGACTGCTACAGGTACTAAGAACATTACGTTTAATGGCGGCACATTTGCAATTTCAGGAACGTCAACTACTGCTTGGAATAACGCTCAACCTACCAATTTTTCAACTACAGCAGGCACGGGTACGGGCACTATTTCAATGACTTCAGCTAGTGCTAAAACATTTGTTGGTGGTGGGTCAACATACAATTGCACATTAAATCAAGGCGGCACTGGTAATTTAACAATTACTGGGTCAAACACGTTTACCAATATTGCAGATACGGTACAGCCTAGCCAAATTATTTTTACAGCCGGAACAACAAGCACGTTTACTAATTTTTCTTTAGGTGGAACGGCTGGGAATTTAACTTCTTTACGTAGTTCTACACCTGGTAGTCGCTATACGTTATCCGATGCTTCTGGAATAGTATCTGTATCCTTTTTAGATATTCAAGATAGTAACGCTACAGGCGGGGCATCTTGGCAAGCTTATACAGTCAACGGAAATGTAAACTCAGGAAATAATCTTGGGTGGCTTTTCTCCCCAAGTAGCGGAAACTTTTTTATGCTGTTTATATAAGAGGAAAAAATTGACCCGTTAACTTTGTTAGCCGCTGCAAATGCGGCGGTGGTGGCGGTAAAGAAAGCCACACAACTATACAAAGACGTTAAAAACGCAGCGGGCGATGTACGTGAAGTATTAGATGATTTAAAGGCACAGTTTCACAAAGTAGTAGATCCAACTCCCGCACAAAAGATGCAGTACAACGCAGAAGTTCAGCGAGTACAGGAGATAGCAAAGGCAGATCCCAACGACGTTTACACTGAGATTGGTAACCAGTTAGGCGCTCTGATGGATGCGTATGATGCCTTAAGTAAAGCGCTATTGCAGGAAGAGCTATCAGGCAGGAAAGTTTATAAAGGCGAAGAAAGTATTGGTCGTCGTGCTTTGCGTAGAATCATTATCACAGCTAGACTAGATGCGATGCTTGTGGAAATACGCGAAACAATGGTCTATCAAGCACCTAAAGAATTAGGTGCATTGTGGGGTAAGTTTGAGACGATGTGGGAGCGTATTGTTGCCGAGCAGGAGGCAGCACATGTCGAAGAGCTTAAGCAGGATCAGATTGCAAAATGGCGACGGGCAAATATAAAAAGAAAGCTCAAGGAACAACTAACGTCAATAATCGCGGTTCTGTTCATAATGTTGTGGTTCGTATGGGTGATGATACTAATAAGAACGAGTCAGACGTACCGTGGTCACTACTCATCGCCGTGGTGGTCTTGTGTTTTGTGTTAGTGATTGCTCTGCCAATCATGGGAATTATGTATATGGATATGAACAACGCAACAGCCGTAGCGATGGAAGAAATAAAGAAAATGCGTGAACTACGCGCCAAAATTTTATTAGAAATGCAGGAGCCATAATGCTTACAATCTTTTCGACGCTTGTATCGTTTTTAATGGGTGGATTACCCAAGGTACTAGATTTTTTCCAAGACCGCGCAGATAAGTCCCATGAGCTAAAACTGGCTCAGATGCAGACCGAACGGGAACTACAACTAGCCGCCGCAGGGTATGTTGCGCAACAACACATAGAAGAAATTAAGCTAGATGAAATTAAAACTCAGACACAATCTACGGAAAAAGTCTCGCTAATCGACGCACAACAGGCAGAGATGCAAGCAATCTACGCGCACGACACTAGCCTAAACGAAGGTACTTCGCAGTGGATGAAAGACCTCCGCGCCTCTGTTCGACCAGTCATTACTTATGGATTCTTTTTTTTGCTTGTAGCGATAGACGCCACACTAGCTTATAAAGGAATTACAAGCGGCGTTGAATTTAATGTATTGGCAGATCAGCTTTGGGATAATGAAACGCAAGCATTGTTTGCTTCAATAATTGCATTTCATTTCGGTGGAAGGGCATTTGGAAAATGATGAAAGACTATTCTGATTTTGATACGCAGAAAGAAATACTTCTAGACTACCTACAAGTCATGGTTGCTTTGCAGGATTGGCACGGGGTTTCTGACGTAGCTAACGACCTGCGCGAACTAGAAGCAAAACAAAATAATGATTAGCGCAAAAGCACTTAATATGATTAAGCACCACGAGGGTGTGCGAGTAAAACCGTACCGGTGCCCTGCCCGACTTTGGACTGTCGGCGTGGGCCATGTAATTGAAGCTAATCATGCAAAAGTGCCGTTTGAAGACAGACTAAGTTTGCCTTGCCCAGAAGGCTGGAATCGTGTATTTACAATGGAAGAAGTCGATGCCATACTTGCAAAAGACCTTGAGAAGTTCGAGCGCGGAGTTCTTAAATATTGTCCTAATGCTGGCTCTCGCCAAGGCTGGATGGACGCTCTGGTTAGCTTCAGCTTTAATGTAGGTTTGGGAACGCTTCAGCGCAGCACTCTGCGACAAAAGCATAATCGCGGTGATGTTGAGGGCGCTGCTGATGAACTTCTAAAGTATTGCAAAGCCGGTGGCAAAGTCTTAAAAGGACTTGAGAACCGCCGCAAAGACGAACGTGCTTTGTATTTGGGTGGGTAAAAATGCCATTACAGCTCTTACAATTTCGTCCAGGTATTAACCGCGAGGGCACAACACTTGCCAACGAAGGCGGTTGGTACGAGTGCGACAAGATTCGGTTTCGTTCTGGATATCCACAAAAACTAGGTGGATGGGCTCCTATATCTTCTAATACATTTGAGGGTACATGTAGGGCGCTTATAAATTGGGTGACTCTGCAAGGCTATAACTTGCTAGGTGTCGGCACCAATCTTAAATATTATGTAGAAAATGGTGGGGCGTATTACGACATTACGCCAATAAGAACCACTATTTCTTTGCCAAACAATCCATTTACAACGGTAAACGGAAGTACAACTGTTACTGTTAACGCACCGGCATTTGGTGGAATTACTAACGACTTCGTAACTTTTTCAGGTGCAACGGCGGTAGCTGGTTTGGATCTCAATGGTGAATATGAGATTACTTATGTTAATACAAATACATTTACCATCCAAGCAGGTTCTGCTGCAAATGCAAGTACGTCAGGCGGCGGCGCTGCTGTGGTGGCGGCATTTCAAATAAACGTAGGTCTTGCTACATTTAGTTATGCAACGGGATGGGGAGCTGGATTGTGGGGCGGTGTTATCCCTGGCGTTCAGCAGACAACTTTATCTGCCGCATTAAATTCATCTAATACCAATGTAACCGTAGTTTCTACTACCGGATTTGCTTCTGGCAATGGATCTATTTTAATAGACCAAGAATTAATTCGATACACAGGCAACACGGCAACCATATTTACTGGATCTTCTCGCGGCGCAAACGGCACCATAGCCACCAGTCATGCAAATGCCTCGATAGTATCTAACGCAACAACATATACTGGCTGGGGAGTATCTTCTACTGAAAGTTTAGGCTTTCAATTGCGGCTGTGGTCGCAAGCAACCTTTGGTGAGTATTTAATTATTAATCCTCGTAATGGGCCTATGTACATGTGGGTTCCAACTTACTCTGGGGCTAATGTTCTTACATTTGGAAATAGGGCGGTGTTACTTTCGTCTGGTAGTTCTGGCATATACCAAACTGATGCTGACTGTCCCGTAGTTGTTGCGCAAGTTATGGTATCTGATGCGTCACGATTTGTGATTGCGTTTGGAGCCAACGATTATGGATCAAGCATTCAAGATCCTTTATTGATACGCTGGTCAGATCAAGAAAACTATGCGGTATGGACGCCTAGTATTACTAATCAAGCTGGTAGTTACCGTCTTTCCTCTGGGTCTACCATTGTTACTGCAATACAGACAAGGCAAGAGATACTTGTTTTAACTGATGCTGCTGTGTATTCCATGCAGTATTTGGGCCCGCCGTATGTTTGGGGCTTTAATATTATGTCCAACAATATTTCTATTATTGGACCTAATGCTATTGGCGCAGCAAACAATATTGTTTACTGGATGGGTAAAGATAAGTTCTACGCTTATACAGGTAGGGTTGAAACACTACCATGCTCCTTAAGGCAATATGTTTTTGGCGATATAAATTTAGAGCAAAGCTACCAAACGATATGCGGATCTAATGAGGGATACAGTGAGATTTGGTGGTTTTATTGTTCGGCAAATTCTACCGTTGTAGATAGATACGTAATCTTCAACTATCTTGATAAAGTTTGGTATTACGGATCGCTAGGCAGGTCGGCATGGCTAGATAGCCCGCTGCGCGATTATCCTATTGGCGCCAGTTATCAGCATACTCTTGTCTACCATGAGAATGGAAATGACAATGTTGAAGTTACCGGAACATCTTTGCCTATTAATGCGTACATCCAATCATCAGACTTTGATATAGGCGATGGACATAACTACGGGTTTGTATGGCGGATTATTCCTGACATTACGTTTGACGGATCTAACGGAGTAGATAAACCGCAAACAACATTCACGGTTAGACCTAGACAAAACCCTGGCGCTCCTTACGGAACTTCTGATACGCCGACAGTTACATCCACACAGTCTTACGAGTACCAAAGAAACTATACGGTTCAGGAGTTTACTCAGATTGTGTATACAAGACTTCGCGGTAGGCAAATGGCTTTAAAGGTTAGCTCGGATCAACTAGGATGCCAATGGCAGCTTGGCGTACCACGTATTGATTTAAGATCAGACGGCAGGAGATAATCATGTCAACTGGTACCACAAAATCTCCCGCTCTGCCAGTTGCTCCGATAGAATATAGCCGAGATTATCAAGATCAATTGAACAACATTTTGCGCCTATATTTTGCGCAACTTGACAACCCTGGGGTAAGTGCTGGGTCTGTGCAACGATTTGGAAATACTGTTGTTGCTGCATTAAATTTTAGCGTTTTTGATGGCAAAACAGGAAACACCAGCGTTAGTTTTGCCACTAGCACAGACGAAGCCGCCGGAAGATTACGAATCGGTGATGTTTATTATGACGTTGCCACTAATGTATTAAAGATAAAGGTGTCTTAACATGAGCCTGCATACCCTAGCTAACCATCTTCAAACCGCTGGTCGCGGTGAGGATAAGGTACTTGTCCACATGACCCCAGGTGAGGTTAACGGACTGCAATCCTTAGCCATGGCGCACGGTGGATCCTTGACTATCAACCCACATACTGGCTTGCCAGAGGCTGGCTTCCTGTCGGCTATTCTTCCTATGGTAGCTGGAGCTGCATTAGCGGCTACAGGCGTTGGCGCTCCTATGGCGGCTATGATGGTTGGTGGCGCTGGTGCTGCTATGACTGGTAGTTTGAGCAAAGGTTTGATGATGGGCTTGGGCGCTTATGGTGGCGCAGGCTTAGGTGCTGGATTGATGGGCGGTGCTGAAGCTGCTACTGCTGGCGCGCTTGGTTCGGCAAATACAATTGCTGCACAAAATGCGGCAAATATGGGAGCGCAAGCAACTTCTACTCTTGGTAACACAATGGGGGCAGGTATGGCTGGAGGAGCTGGCGCTGCTACTGGCGCGGCTGCAAGTCAAGTTCCTATTGGATTACAAGCGGCTACTGGTACTGGTGCTTATGCTCCTGGCGCGCAATTGCCAGGACAGCCACCACCACAGCCGACTGTTTTTGGTGGGACTGCACAACCAGCTGCACCCGTAGTTGCTTCAAGTTCTGTAAATCCAACAACAGGAATGCCTGCTGGAGCGCAATCTGTTGAGTCTGCTACAGCTTTTGATAAATTAAAAAGTATGCCTGGCAAAGCATACGATCTTTTATCTGGGTCTGGGCCAGAAGCAGAAAAAGCGCGTGACGAGTTTTTAAAACAGAACAAGAATTATCTTTTGGCTGGTGGTCTTGGTACGCTTGCTATGTCTAGAGAAGAGCCAAAAGCACCTAGCAGACCGCATTACAAAGTTAATCAATATGATTGGAACAGAGAATTTAATCCATCCTCTAGGGAGCCTGGAAGCTCGGCGGAGCGTTCGTATTTTGCTGACGGTGGATCAACATCTTTGCCGGTAGAGCAGATGTCGCAACAGAATTCGTTAATGGATAATCCTAGCTATCCAATGGCATATCAAAATACGCCGCAGTATTCTACTCACAGACAGAACCCAATTCCTCAAAACGTAGTTTATCCAGCTACGGATGACAATACCAATCCGTATAACGGACAAGAGAGGTCTATGGCTGCTGGTGGTTCTACTACAAATAGCGCTGCTAGTTATGGATTAAAAAAAACTTCAATTAACGGTTTAAGTCAAACATCTATTCCTGGTACTGGTTCTAGTTGGGCTGATCTTGTAAAAGTTGCAAATCAATTAGGCATTGATCCTTCCAAGTTTATAAGAACAACTACAGAAACTAATTGGGGCGTAACTAACAAGGTCTATACTAAGGATTTGATTGCTCTATACAACGCTATTGATACAGCCGCCAAAGCTGCACCAGCAACGATAACTGCTGGTGGAGCCAATACAGCGACAAGCAATGCTGCAACCATAACTGCTGGTACAACTAATACCGCTACAAGCAACGCTGCAACAACTGGAATTGCAACTCTTACTCCGCAACAAACTGCTGCTAAAAATGCGTTAATAGCAGAACAAAATTGGGCTAAGACAGGTATTAAAAGTATTGATTTGTCTGGTGTTAAAGCGCCCGACAAAGGATTTACTGCTGAAAATACAGTGTCAACTTATGCTCCAACTTTAAAGCAACAAAAAGAACAATTAGAAAGTGTTGAAAGTAGATTAAAAACATATATTGATCCAAAAACCAAGGCTGTAAAGCCAGGGTATGAAGAGGCTTATAACTATTTACAAGGCTTAGTTAAAGATCAACAAAAAAATCTTAATGATGGACTTAATGTTGTTTATCAAAAAATACCTAAAACAGATGTTGATTTATCTGACCCAAAAAAAGCTACGGCACAAAAAACAAATCAAACAAATGAATACAACGCAGTAAATAAATTATTAACTGATTACGTTAATAATACTTCTTTAAAAGCTACAGATTACGCTGCTGCTTTTATGAATAAAGTATCGGCGGAAAATGCTCAGCAAGCAGAAAGCACTTTGTACGCAGATAAAATTGCTCCTGCGCTTGCCAAACTTGCTGAATACACAGGTAAAGATTCCACAGGGAAAGACATTACTGGTGGTTTGTCAGGATTAACTTCAGGGTGGAACGCAGAAGCAAGTCGCCAATCTAAGGATGTTGTTGCATTGAAACAAGCTCTTACTGATGCTGGCTTGATGGATAGTAAAGGCAACTTCACGATTGCCGCAAATCAATATTCAGGTTTAACAAATCTTGCTAAATCAGCTTTACAAAAACAACAGGATGAAGTTACCCAAGCAACCGACGCACAAGGAAAAGCATTACAAGATTTCTCTACAGCAACTGCTCGCGGTGAAAGTATTGGTACTCGCGGCATTTCAGCTATTCCTAAAGCTACAAGCAATGCTACTACTACTACAACATCAACAACTACCGGTGGTTTAGGCAGCACTAGTAACAATCCACAAACTGTTACTGTTCCCACTTCATCAGGTTCAGTAAAGTATGTAATTCAACCTAATGGGACATGGGCGCCAGAACAAAAACTGCCAGAATATCAAAAACTTGAATACGGTAAAGTAAATGCTCTTACTGGATGGGATAGTAAAACTACCAAACCATACGAGCCAGAAGATGTACAACAAGTTTTCCAAGAAGTTGTTGGTCGCAAAGCCACCAAAGATGAGTTGGATGCGTATGTTGGTACCAAAGGAACTATTCAAGATTTGGCAAATAAGGTTAATAAGTCGCCTGATATATCTATAGCTCGCGGCACAAAAGATCCGTTTACCGAAAAAGAATTGCAGGCGCAAGCTAAATACTACTGGGGTCGTGAGATGACTGCTGGTGAGTTGGCTAACTACAAAAAAGCTAATTACGCTAATTTTGGAAAGTTGCGCGATGCTCTTACTTCAACCAATACTTATGTTGATTATTTGAATAAATTAAATAAAGAACAATTTACAAAAGAAAATACTCCAGCTCCAATTGGAGCAAATCCAAATGATATCTCTTCAACGTACAGCGATATCTTACAAAGAAAACCAACTGCTGCTGAATTGCAAAATTATTTATCTAAAAAGATTTCTATAAATGACTTAAAAACAGAATTGAAAGCATCCAACGAATATATTGGACGTTTGGTTTCTGATCCTAAAAACTTAACATCTGCTATTGCTGCATTGGCCTCTACGCAGATACAGAATTTAAGCTCGCAAGTTATTAATGGATTGAACAGTAGTCAAGTAAACGCAATTAGTACAACCAATATTGCAGCACTAACTACTAATCAAGTACAAAATTTAAGCTCGCAAGTAATTAATCAATTGAATAGCAATCAATTGCAAGCTATTACTACGACTAATATTTCAACATTAAACACAAATCAGGTACAGAATTTAACTTCGCAAGTAATCAATCAATTAACTAGCAACCAAATAGCAGTTATTGCTACAACAGGTATTGGAACATTAGCTACTGATCAAATACAGGCAATCAGCACAACTGGTATCGGAGGATTAGATACTACTCAAGTGCAAACAATTGCTACTACTGGCCTTTCGACATTAGCGACCAATCAAGTACAAGCAATTAACACAACGGGTATTGGAGCATTAACCACTACTCAAATACAAAATTTAACTTCTCAACAAGTTACTAATTTATTTACTAGCCAGACGTCGCCTTTAACTCCTTTGCCTCCTTCTGTTGTAACAACGGTTGGTCGTAACGATATTCTTCCTCCTCCGGTGACAATGACTCGCCAGCAAATGGAAGATTATGGAAGACAATATTCATCATTTACGCCATCCTCTCCTGGCTTATATACTCCACAAGTTACGCCTAATCCACAGGCTTCTATTGAAGGAGCTATGCCATATCAGGATGTGAATAAACAACTTGGATTGACTGGTCTTTATGAGCAGATGGCAAGGGCAACGCCGTCAATACAAAGCGGCATGAACTTTACACCTAACCAAGCGGTGGCTCAGGCATCGCCATTTGCCAATACAAATCCAGGCATGGTTAGTTTGCAGTCTATTGCACCGCCAAGCGCGCAGTCTTATGGTTCTTTGCTTACGCCTGAAGAGCAGGCTCTTTTAGGATATGCACAGGCTCAACCAATTATTCCTGGCACGCACACAAACATAGCGTCGCTTACTCCGGCACAGCAGGTTTATCTTTCTTCTGCACAGTCTCAACCTAGAAATATGGCTGAAGGTGGTTATGCTAATGGCGGATATCATCTAGGTGATTATTCAGATGGCGGTCGTTTATTGAAGGGACCTGGAGATGGAGTTAGCGATTCTATTCCTGCTTCTATTGGCAACAAGCAGCCTGCCCGTCTTGCTGATGGTGAGTTTGTAATTCCAGCTCGCATAGTCTCTGAGATTGGAAATGGATCTACAGATGCTGGTGCCCGTAAGCTGTATGCGATGATGAATAGAATTCAGCAGGCTCGCAATAAAACAGTTGGTCAGGGAAAGGTAGCTGTTAAGAGTGGTGCAGATCGTATGTTGCCCGCATGAGTAACATTACATACAAGGCAGTAAATCCTTTTAATTTTTTAAAGGAGATGGAAGATATATTTCCAGCTCATTATGAGGAAGTATGCGTAACTAAAGATTTTCCTTTATCTCCAGATTACAAACGGTATTTTGATATGGCTAACTTGGGTTGGCTGGTTTGTATTAATTGCATGGATGATGATAATTTAATTGGGTATATTGTATTTATTATCCAGCCACACTTGCACTACAGCACATGTATTACTGCGTTTGAAGACATTTATTATTTAAAACCTGAGTATCGTAAAGGTCGCACGGGGATAAAGATGTTTAAGTATGCAGAAGAAGTAATGAAAGAAATAGGCGTACATAGAATTATTTATCATACAAAAGTGCATTTAGATAACTCAAAACTTTTTGAGTATCTTGGATATAAAAACACCGACAAAACGTATACAAAAATTTTGCAGAGGTAATTATGAGCGGTCAATCGGCTTCTACACCTACGTCAACCACCAATACGCAATTATCATATCCGCCGGAGTTGCAAGGCGATGTGATAAATATGGCGAAGAAAGCAATTGCTGCTGGTGATCAAGGCTATCAAACTTACAACAGAGATAGAATTGCAGGGTTTGATCCTTATCAATTAACTGCCCAGCAAAGTGTAGCTAACCTTGGCCCATCACAGCAATTAGGTGCAGCTACGCAAATGGCTGGTGCTGCTGGCATGAAAGCTGGGGATATTAACTACACGCCTACTCAATTTCAAACTGGGTCATTTACCCAGCCGGGAGTAGCTGGTACATACATGTCTCCCTACTACCAGAATGTAGTTGATATTCAAGCGCGTGAGGCACGTAGACAGGGTGATATTGCAGGCCAAAAAGAGCAGGCTCAAGCTGTAGGACAAGGTGCTTACGGCGGATCTCGTCAAGCAATTTTGCAAGCAGAAGCGCAACGAAATCTTAATCAACAGATAGGCGATATCCAAGCTCGTGGGTCTCAAGCTGCGTATGAGCAAGCGCAAAATCTGTATGCAAACGAGCAGCAGCGCGCACTACAAGCGCAACAACAAACAGAACAATCTCGTCAGTACGGTGCTGGCATGGGCTTGCAAGGTTTGCAGGCTCAACTTCAAGCGGCAGGTCAACTTGGCACTTTAGGACAAACGCAATTTGGTCAGCAGAAAGATATTATCAATGCGTTGAATTCGGTTGGTCAGCAACGTCAATCTATGCAACAGCAACAATTAACGCAGGATTATCAAGATTTCTTAAATCAAAAACGGTATCCGTATGAGCAACTTGATTATGCTTTGGCAGCAATAAAAGGCGTTCCTACACAGAGTACACAAACTATGTACCAACAGGCAGCTTCGCCTTTTGCTCAATTAGCTGGCGGTGCTGCGAGCATATATGGTGCAAGTAGAATGTTTGCTGGCGGCGGTCTTGCTGATCTTGGAATCTATAATTTGGGCAGGGGATAATCATGAAGCGCGATGATTTGGGGATGCGGATAGACGAAATCCGTAAGCTTGCAACTGAGCATAGCAAAACAGAATTGCAGCGCATGGCACAAATGGGGTTAATAGAGCCTCAGAAAGCCGTGATGGCTGGGATGATGATTGACCGCATAGCCAAGTCCGCCATGCAGCCACCACAGACCACCGTAGCTGAAGATGTACTAGCCCCTCCACAAATGGCTCAAGGACCAATGCCGCCGCAAGGTCAGATGCCACCAGGTGGTATGCCTCCAGGTCCAATGCCTCCTCCACAGATGGCTGCGGGCGGCGGTCTTATGGGTATGTTGCCGCAAAGCCATGGCGTGGCATCGTTACATTCTGGCCTGCAAAATATGGCAGGCGGCGGGATAGTTGCGTTTGCAGATGGCGGCTCACCAGAAGAATATATGCAGGCAAGTCGTTCTGCCGATGCGGCACTTGCTGGTATGTCATCTAACCCTAGTCTAACTTTACCAGGTGGATTTAAGTTCCGTGAGTATGCGCAGCAACAGCCAACAGATATTAAATCTGAGATGGCGCTACAGCGAGAAGCAGAACGCGAAGCCGGCATTGATCCAAACATGTACAAACGTATGAGCGAAGAAGAGGGCGCTCGCAAAGATGACTTAGCCAAGCAAAGAGAAGAAGCAAAGGCTATGGCTATTATGCAATTCGGCACTAAATTGTTTGGCGCTCGCAGAGGGGAAGAATTTAAAGTGGCTTCTGAGGCTGGGCAGCAAGCATTAAGCCAGTATGGAGCAAGCTTAAAAGAAATACGTGACACAGAAAGAGACATTAAGAAGACTCAACGCGAACTTATGATGGCTGAAGATCGCAGCAAACGCGATATGTCAGGCAAGGCTCTTGGTAGAGTTCAAGCTAAACAAGATAAATTGGATGATTTACAAATTCGTCAAACAGAGCAATACAATAAAGTATCCGAAAAAGCATCAGATCTATTTGTTACTCAATACGGTATTGACGAGAACGCCAAGAAATCTCTTGAAGTTGCTAAAACTAGCGGCGACTATGCAATTAAGGTTGCGCAGATCCATGCTGCTACTGCTGGAAAACCAGGCGAGACTGAGCGTTTACTTAATAGATATCATAACATCCTTGCTAAAGAAGGCCCAGAAGCTGCTAACAAGTTTATGGGAGATGTTGAGCGTGTACGTGGTGCTGGTAAACCGCAGAACATCATGTCGTATGAAGAGGCTATGAAGATAGTTAACGCGGATGTGATGAACGCTAGTAAGTCTATAGAAGAGAAGAAAAGAATGGCTATAGAGATGATGCAATCAGACCCGATGAGAAGCGGTATGACTGGTCAATCTTCTACTCCAAATCCATTTAAACTTAGTCCCGAAGCTGCGGCAGCATTGAAACAATATGGTGGACAATAAATGGCAACAGTACAGGAGCTTGAACGCGCCTTCCTAAACGCGCATAACGCGGGAGATAAACAGGCCGCTCAGGCTTTGGCTGATGCTCTCAAGTCTGCTATGGTTTCGCAGCCAGCAGCCCCTACCGCTCCTGCCGCTACTAAAGAACGCACCATGGGCGAGGCAGCCAAAGATGTTGGCGCTGGCGTGGTATCTGGCGTTGGCGCCCTTACGCAATTGCCAGGTCAAATATATGGCCTAGCTACTGGTGACTTCTCTGATACTGGATTGACTAAAGTCGGGCGCGAGATGCGCGAATACGGCGAGTCTATGAAGTCAGAAGAGTTGAAACGCAGGGAAGTAGAGCGTTCAGCTAAGATTTCAGCCGCAGAAAAAGAAGGTCAGATATCTGCTGGTGTTACTGCATTTATGGAGACTATTAAAGATCCAGCTCTCCTCACCAATTTTATAGCAGAACAAGCGCCTAATCTTATTCCTGGTCTTGGTGTTGCTCGCGGCCTTAAAGCTGCCGGTATGGGAGCGCAGGCTGTTAGAGGTGCTATTGGTACGGGCGCTGTCCAACAAGGCGCGGATATCGGTGCCCAGTCATACGAAGAGCTATACAAAGAGCTAAAAGATAAAGGCATGTCAGATGGCGAGGCTGCTGGTAGGGCACTAGGCTATGCTCGTGCTACTGGTGCTGGTGCTGCGGTTATCTCTGTACTGGCACAAAGACTGCCGGGCGCTCGTGCTATTGAAGAAGCTATGGCTGGCGTAGAAGGCAAGGCTGCCACAGGAATACTTGCTAAAGCAGGCAGGTTAGGTCGTGCTGCTACCGGCGCTGCTGGTGAAGCTGGTAGTGAGATAACAGAAGAGACTGGCGGTAAGTTGCTACAGAACGTAGCCATGGCACAAGAGCGCCCAGACTATGATTTAACTACTGGCTTGGGTCAGACTGCTGGTATGGCTGCGGTAGGCGGTGTAGGCATGGGCGGTATATCTGGCGCGCTGCAAAGGGGTGAGCAAGCTGCCCCACCGGAAGCACCACCAGAGAAACCACTTGAAAAACCAATTAGCGTTGAGACTCCTCCTGTTGCTCCAGTACCAAAATTATCAGAAGCGCCAAAGCCACCAGAAGAGGCTGTGGTTGCTATGCAAAATTATTATGAGGGCAAACCAGAAGATTTTGGTTTGTCTTTTGCGGATATACAAAACCGTGATAGGTCAAGGCCTAATTCAATTGGGCAAATGAATGATATTGCCAACAGGCCTGATTACAATAAATTGTCTGTATCTAGAGAGTTTGGAGCTGGCGCACCCGTAGTCATCAGTGATGTACAAATTCCAGAAGAAGCATTAGGCAGAATAGATACAGTATCAGCATCCGATGGTAGTAAATTTCCAATTCAATACGCCGTGGTAGATGCTCGTGAAATTACGCCTAGCAATCGAGCAGATGGCAGCACTGTTGTGGAATATGCAGACCCTACATTTGAAGGTATTCGACCTGTGGCTGGCAACGGTCGTGTAGCTGGTTTACAAAAACTGTACGCTATTGGCCCATATAGCGACTATGTTAATCCGCTTTTACAAGATACTGAACATGGTATTGATGCAAGCGTTATTTCATCTATTGAACAACCGGTGCTTGTGCGCATTATGCCCAAGTCTTCATTAGTGCCAAACATTGCAGACATTAGTAATGTTCGACAACAACTAGGCATGTCTCCGACCGAGCAAGCTAAAGTTGATATGGGAAGATTTGATCTACAAGGCATTGAGTTTTTGGCAGATGGATCCCCAAGTATCCGTTCGTTGCGGCAATTTGTTGCAACTATGCCTAAAGAAGAGCAGGCAGAACTTATCAATAAATCAGGACAACCTAATCCGGCAGCTAAAATTCGTTTATCAAACGCGCTATTTGCCCGCGCTTATGAAAATGATGCGTTGATAGATTTGTTTGCTGAGACAACTGATCCAGAAGCACAACAGATTCTAAAAGGAATGGCTATAGCTGCACCTGCTATGTCCAACTTAAGTGAGGCTGGTGATTACGATATCCGCAGCTATGTTACTAAAGCTGCTGAGATGGCTGTAAATGCTCGTCGTCAAAACAAAGATTTGGCTGAGTTTATAGAGCAGGGTGATATTGAGTTAGATCCTTTGACTCGTGAAATAGTCAGCATGTTTGCTGCCAACAAAAATGCACCTCGCAGGATAGGTGATTCGTTGACAACATTGGCGGCAGAAGCAACCAAGGCATCAGAACAAGCAACCGCAGAGCCAGATATGTTTGGCAATGTTGCCGTTAGTCGCCCACTAGAAGATGTGTTTGCTGTTCTTCGATTAGAGCCAACTACCAAAGCTCCTATCGTAGAAGAAAAACCAGAAATACCAGAAAAAATTTCTTTTGCTATAGATAAAAAACCATCTGAAATAACTAGAGAAATAACTGGTTTTAGTATTCCACAATTATCTCAATGGTTAATTAATAACGCACCTAACAGTGCAGCTAAAGCTATAGCAGAAGCCATAACAACTCGCATTAACGAATATTCCGACCGCAATGTCAGCATGACTTTGGAAATAAAAAAAGGAACTGCAAGAAAAAAAGGAGAGTTTGGTTCTTCAAGAATAATTCCAGCCGACAATGGCATTTCTTTTGTTGTAAGTCTTAATTCGCCAATAGGAACAAGGGGCGTACTAGAAAAAAATAATGATAATCCTCAAGAAGCTGGAACAAATTACAGAACAATCATGCACGAATTATTGCATGTTGTTACTCAAGTACAATTAAATTTGTTGCCAGAATCAGATACGCGAGTAAAAGAATTACAGCGCATTTTAGATATTGTTAATGATCAAATAGAAAAAGACATCAAAGCTGGTAAAGATCATCCATTTATAAGAAGAATGACTGATGTTAAATTTAATGCACCAAGATCATACAAAATTTGGGGTCCAAGAAAGAACATTAAAGAAATAGTAAGCTGGGGATTAACAGATGAAGATTATCAAAACTATTTGTCAACTATAAAAGTTGGCGATCAAAATGTATTTTCAAAATTTGTTGACGTACTTCGCAAATTATTGGGAATGAAAGAACAATATCAAACTGCTCTTGAAAGCGTTGCATATACAACAGAACAATTAATAACTGAGCCTATAGAAAAAACAGAAGAACTTGCTCAAACAGCAGGAACAATTCTTGGTAGTCGTTCGCCGGAAAAAATGATGAGTCCGGCGCAGGCATTTACATCAAAAGAAGAAGTTGGCAAAGACAGCAATATCAATACATTCCTTGAAGAGAAATGGCAGCGCCTAGTAGACGGTCCACCGAAGACTAAACCTAAAGGATTTGAACACGTACCAGATAATTTCTGGGATGGCATCAACCCTATCTTCTATCCGCAGGGTAAAAATATCTTTAAGAAGATAGATGACATGCGTCCAACTTTCTGGAAGCGGTTAGCCCAGGGTATCGCAGACCAGTATCGTTCTATCAAAGACTACAGTGAAGAAGCTTACATGCTTGCACGTATGTCTAAGACGGTGGATGGCGCGCTAGAAGGATTGATGTTTTTTGGTCAGGTTACGCTAGACAACGGCGCTCTCAACATCAAACCAAACAGCAAAGGTCTGTTAGATATATTTAAGCCGTTAGGTGAAGAGGTTGATACCTTCATGATCTGGCAGGCTATGAGCCGTGATGCAGAGTTAGCGGCAAAAAACCGCGCTCCATCTATTTCTCAAGGTCTGGTTGCTCAACGCAAAGTGCTGTCTGACGGCACTATGCCTAACGGAAAAAACCGTTTAGAAGAATACGAAAAAGTTCAGAAAGAATTAAATTTACTTAACCGTTCTGTATTGCGTATTGCTTACAGGCAAGGTCTGATAGACAAGAAAGCGTTTGCTATATTCTCGCGCGACATTAATTACATCCCGTTTTACAAGGTGATGGAAGAGAATGGCGACGTCCAGGCTGCGGCTACCAAGTCTGGTCTGGTAAATCAGTACATGTCAAAAGCTTTGAAGGGTGGTGAGAAACCGTTTGGCGATCTGATGGAGAACACGCTACGCAACTGGAGCCATATCCTATCCGCATCGCAAAAGAACGCCGCTGCTGGCGCGACTATGCAGGCTGCCGTAGAACAAGGCGGTGCGTATCCCAATCTAAAATCCGATCTCGGCTGGCAAGACGGCAAGGTATATGCCACCAGACGTATGGGCATCATAGATAGGATTAACGACAACGATGAATTAAATGAGTCGCAGAAAAAAGCAAAGATATTCCGCTTGATGAAGCCGTATGTTGATGCTGTTAAAGAGCGCACAGACATAAGCAACTCAGAGAAAGACAGACTGATAGAAGGTTTGTACGAAGGCCTAGCTAACGGCGATGGCAAACTTATCCCAGAGATGACTACATCCGAGGGTAAAGGTATATCCAAGATTATGATTGGCGGTCAACCTACGTACTTCAAAGTAGAAGATCAACTGCTGATGGAAGCTATTGCATCTATCGGGTACATGGGGCCAAAGTCTAAGTTCTTGGACGTTGCTCGTGACTTTAAGAACATGCTTCAATTTGGCGTGACTATCAGTCCAGCGTTTAAGGTGCGTAACTTGTTCCGTGACTCTATAGCTGCTATGGCTGTGAGTGACTTAAAGAAACAGCCATGGGCTAACGTGGTCAAAGGTTGGGCTGAATCTGACCGCAATAATCCTGCGCACATATCTGCTCTTGCTGGCGGCGCTATCTTTAACTTTGGCTCTGCCTACGAAGGCGACCAGGCAAAGATGATCCGTCGATTAATCAAAATGGGCGTAAAAGAAGGCGACATTCTTGATACACCAGAGAAGATTAAAGCTGGATTAGCAAAGATGTGGGATGCCTACCAAGAGTTTGGTAACAAGTCTGAATCTGCTAACCGCATGGCGTTGTACACCCAGCTACGCGAAAAAAACATGAATCATCTACAGGCATCTTTCTATGCCAGAGACATGTTGGACTTCTCTATGCAGGGTTCGTGGCCTGCTATGCGTATGGTTACTCAAGTGGTGCCGTTCTTAAACGCACGCGTACAAGGTCTGTACAAACTGGGTAGAGACGGTCTTAATCCTACCGTTCGTGTTATCTATAACTCAGTAACAGGCAAACCTATTGAACTAACCGACAAACAGAAAGCTCAACAGTTCTCTACTGTTATGACTGCTGTAGCTTTAGCTTCTTTGATGCTGTACATGGCATTTAAAGATGATGAAGAGTTTAAGAAACGTGAAGAGTGGGATAGGGATAACTTCTGGTGGTTCAGGCTGCCGGGCATGGAGACTGCTATCCGCGTTCCTAAGCCGTTTGAGATTGGCGCGTTTGGCACCATAGCAGAAAGAACTGCCGAGCAGATTATGGACAAGAGCGCAGAAGGAAAGACTTTTGAGAAAAGCTTAAAGCGTATGTTGACAGATACGTTTGCTATTAATCCTGTGCCACAAATGATTCGACCTTTGATAGATTTGTACGCCAACAAGGACAGCTTTACTGGTGCGCCTATCGAGACAGCAGGTATGGAACGTCTATCGAAAGAGCAACGTATAGCAGAGAAAACTAGCCCGCTGGCTATAGCCCTATCAAAAGTAACAAATGTGTTCTTACCTGAGAGCGCAGAAGTATCTCCTGTACAGACAGACTACGCTATCAAGTCCTACTTTGGATGGCTAGGCGGTACTGCTTCTGCTACGTCTCACTATGCTGTCATGCCGTTTTCTAAGTCTGCTTACCCAGACCAAAACTGGGCAGAAACTATGTCGTTAGGGTTTGTTAAATCACTCCCGACTTCTCAGTCTAAATACGTAACAGCGTTCTACGAGAACAACAAAGAGATTAGCCAGGCTTATGCTGACATGCGCCACTACGCAGAAATAGGCGAGACGGAAAAAGCCCAGAAGATAATGCAGGAAAAGGGTGACCAGATTGCTATGGCTAAGTTCTACGACAAGGCGTCAAAGGACATGTCAAAAGTGCGGCAAGTAATCTTGCATATTCGTGCAGATGAAAATATGTCTGGCGCTCAAAAGAAAGAAGAGATTGACCGACTAAAGATATTGATCGGTCAGATTGCAGAACAAATGGAAGACGCCCGCAAGGCGCTCAGTCAACGCTAGTGTTATGGAGAATCTCTATGGTCATTGCCATCAAGTCCCATTCTGTTAGCTTATACCTTGTATAAAACCCTCTGCTACCTAACCCATGGTAACCTGACTTTCCAACATGGTGTTCAGGACAGAGGGGAATCACCAGCCAATCTGACGCCCGCTGCGCCCCACCCACTGCGTCGCGGGGATGGTGGAGAACGGCAGGCGAGTACCCGTTCCCAAGGTGGTGACACATCACGCACCCTATGCCGGCTACTTCGTTCATATACTCTTTAACTTTCTTCACGGTATCTTTTTGGCAGTTTGTAAGTTTTATCCCAAACTTCTTGTGGGATTTCTATAGATGAAAACTTGTGATTACATTCCTTGCACACACGCTGTCGTTGAACAAAGTCAAACGTATTTGTTATATCTCTGTATTTGCGCGTGTCTGTAACCTTGGTAAGACTATCGCACGATGGACACCACATTATTTTTCTTCCTCGCTTCTATTCTGGCTAAACATTCTTTACAAACCCAGCGTGGGCTGCCTCTAGTCTGCTTCATACCTCCACCATCTGGTGGTTTAAAAGTATTGCAGTGCGCGCAGTATTTGCGGTCATAGTTCATTCGTTTTCGCCACAAGCTCATTTAAGTATTTTATCAACGCCCAAATAAATATTCTCAAGGGAAGATAAGGTTGGCTTATATCCCAAGGCGTAAGCAGCCGTATTTACAGAATAGTATTTAGGTTTCATGCCTGTAGAATGTATACCTATCGGTGAGTTAATAGTTTCATACTGCAACCCATAGCGTTCTACCATGGCGCTTACTAGGCTATCTTTGGAGATTGGCTGGCGGCTGTATATATCTACAGCAGTATTCATTTTGTCTTGACGCATAAGTACGTTAATCATCTGATAGAAATCTAGCGGGCCAATGTAATCCCTGATTACTTGCGTTCGGTCTATCTTAAATACAGACTTATCTTTGATAGCGCGGATCATATCGTTAAGCATGAACCGTTTGTTTATGTTTACCGTAGGGCTGAAGTAACTGAACACGCGAAGGTCAAAGATGGTGCGGGGGGATATCCTGTGCCGCACTTCAGCCATGGCCTTGGCATAACCGTAGTAGTGGTGTGGCTGAAGGTTATTGATAGGAAATACGGAGTTTTTTTCTGCGTCCGCCGGTGTGTGGAAATTGTCTCCAAAGACAGCACCGCTTGAGATAAAGATGTATTTACAGTCATGGTTTCTTTCTACGTAATCCATTGCCATCTTGTCGAATGACTCGGTGATATCAAATATCCTCTCACCCAATTTCATTATTAGTTCTGGGCTACCTGCGCCAACAAAGTTAATAATGACATCTACATCCTTGAGATTTTTAAACTCAAAGTAACTGTTAGACGTAAAGTTCCGCAGGTTGTTTTCTAGCATCCAAACTGTGACGTCACTAATCTTGCGGGAGAATAAAGACAGATGATGTTCGTCACTAAACGACAGAATCAAATCTTTAGCTATCTGACTGGTAGCCCCTAGTATGGCAATTTTCATAGTTGTCCTTATTCAACCAAGTCTATATACATCATGCCGCGCAGCTCCTCTCTGTCTAGCAGGGGAGCCATATCCTCTAGCGGTCTCGAAGACATCGATCCATCTTCGCGCATGTATGAACCAATACTTGGAGTTAGTGGTTTGTGCGGGTCAAGCATCACCTCAATAATCTCTGGCTCCATGCTGGATAAACAGTTTCTAATCGTAGGTGTAACCCAAATGTTTTTATTAATTACAGAATGTTTAATATCGTAAGCAAACGCTAACTTCTCAAAGCTTGGAATATGTACACCTGTATCTTCTGTCGAGCCAACGTATCTGCTGTTGAAATACTTTTCCTGTGTGATACGGATAGCGTGATACCCACCGTTATTAAAGACAAAGATTTTTATAGGCAGTCTGTGGTGCTGGATGATTGCCAACTCTTGGATGTTAAGTTGGATGCCGCCATCGCCGGTCACGCAGATGATAGGTTTTCTAGTAGCCATGTATGCCCCGATAGCTGACGGTAAACAGGAACCCATCATGGCTAGATTCTTAGCGCCAAACATCCTTGTTGATTCTTTTATCTCCAATACCTGATGCCCGACGATAAATGCTTGGCCTGATCCGGTAGGAGTTAATACAGCATTTTCTGGTAATTGACGGCCTAACTCTGCATAGAAATAATAAGGATCAACATATTTGTTGTTCTTAACTTCATCATATTTAGGAGCCACGGGGAATCTGTTCTTGACCGCCCCGCAATAAGTCAGCCATCGTTTAGGCGCTTGTATCTTCTGCTCTGTTTCTAACAGTTTGTTAATTAATTTATTGGCACATACTCGTGAGAACCTGCCTACCTTTAATCCTGGCTTGTGTGCTTCTGCCGGATCAAGGTCAACCATGTCTATGAATGACTCTCTGGCAAATGTTTCTATGTTGTGGCTGGTATGTTGAACGCCTAGTCTTGCACCCAGAGACAGGATGTAATCTGCATTCTGGATAATGATGTTGGGGTATCGTGGCCCAAAAGAGTTAGACCTACCAAAGTAATTGTCGTAGCTCTCAGGGATCAGATCTACTGCGCCCCATGTAGTCTGTACTGGGATGTTCATCATCTGAGCCAAGTCTCTAGCTGCCCACTTAGCGCCGCTGGTATACACACCGTTGCCAAACAAAATCAACGGGCGCTCGGCGCTACGTAACTTCTCCAGAATAGAATCGACTAGCTCATCTTTCGGTGCAGCGTTAGAACTAAATCCATTAAATGGGTACAGAGAGTCTGGCACTATATCTGCACACTGTACGTCTAGCGGGATGTCTAGCCATACGGGTCCAGGCCGCCCGTCCTTAGCCATGAACACAGCCTTTTCCAGCTCGTGCCTAACATCTTCTGGTCTGTTGATGAACTTGGCATACTTCGTAATCGGCTTAACTACTTCTATGATGTCCAGCTCTTGGAAGCCACGTATCCGCAGCCCCAAGCCATGGGCAGAAAAAGTCTGAGTAATGTTGCCAGAGATAATTAGCAGTGGAACGCTGTCGGCAAAGGCAGAGGCTACCGCTGTGATGGCATTAGTTCCACCAGGTCCAGAGGTAACGAAAGCTACGCCGACAGAGTTGATAGCCCTGCCGTAAGCATACGCAGCAAACCCGCAAGACTGCTCATGATGCAAGTGCATGTAGTTCAGTCCTTCTGTTTTGCCAACGCTATCCAATAGGTGCATCATGCCCCCGCCGGATAGCAGGAATACGGTATCTGTTCCTGTCAGATCCTTAATCCTAGAGCAGATGTAATCAGATGCCTTCATAAAAATTCCTTCATAAATTTATCAAAGGTGTCTGCTACGTAGGTCAACATCTCGCGGGTGAGAGCGGGCTGCACACCTACCCAGAATGTGTTGTGCATCACCAAGTCTGTTTGTTCCAACGAGCCATGAATGCGGTAGTTCTGATCTTTCAAGAACGGCTGCTTGGTTGCGTTGCCAGCAAAGACTAGGCGGCATCCAATCATGTGCTTCTCAAGGTACTGAACCAACTCACTGCGCGTGAATTTAGTCGTAGTAGACAAGGTAATAGGAAACCCAAACCAGCTAGGGTTAGCGTCTGGATAGACTGTCGGTAGCCAGAATTGCTCATACTTAGACAGGCGTTCTTTCAAATACTGATAGTTCTCTTTGCGCTTTTGTATGAACAAGTCTAGCTTTTCCAACTGTGCCACGCCGCAAGCCGCCTGCATCTCAGTGATCTTTAAGTTGTAGCCTACGTGAGTAAACACATACTTGTGGTCATAGCCTTCTGGCAGGCCGTCAAACTTGTGGCAGAACCGCTGCTTACAAGTATTGTCTTTGCCTGGCTCGCACCAGCAATCTCTACCCCAGTCACGGAAAGACTCGACCAGTCTGGTCAGGCTAGTGTTGTTGATGATGACCGCGCCACCTTCGCCCATCGTGATATGGTGAGCTGGGAAGAAAGACAGGGTAGCTAAGTCGCCAAACGTACCGACCTTCTGCCCACGCCATTCCGCGCCCAAGGCATCGCAGCAATCTTCAATCAGCCAGAGGTTATGCTTCTTTGCCAACGAGACTATTTCATCCACGTTGAATGGATTACCTAGCGTGTGAGCAATAAAGATAGCTTTGGTCTTATCTGTAATTGAAGATTCAATGTCGTTGATATCAATGTTTAAGGTTGTATTTACATCCAAGAACACGGGCACCGCACCAAATTGAATAATTGGATTAATGGTAGTGGGAAACCCGCAGGCCACGCTGATAACCTCATCACCTTTCTTAATAGCCCTGTTCCCCAGCTTCGGGGAAGTCAGGGCAGAGAAGGCAACCAGATTGGCAGAGCTCCCAGAGTTAACCGTGCGGATAGCTTTGGCACCAATCCAGCGGGTGAGCGTGTCCTCAAACTGGCGGTTAAAAGGACCAGCAGTAAGCCAGCCTTTATCCACCGCTTCGTGCATCAACTGCTTTTCACGCTCCCCGATTACTTGTCCAGAAGCATGGATGTAATTTTTGCCAAGAATAAACATTAGACTTCCTGTGGTTTGGGTTCTATGTGGGTTGGTTTTTCAGTCAAGATACCGTTGAACATGTGTGTACCTATATGGGATAGCTGTGCCCACGGTGCAGCCCATACGGATCCGCCACATTTCTCGCGCCATATCTTGCAGAAGTGATAGTCCTCGGAGAGAAGGCGCTCTCCCAATGGCTCAATACTGGTAGCAAAGAACTCAGAGATTCTTTCGTGACCTATGTTGCCACCAAGGTCATGGGTGTCGTTGATGTAGCTAGGCACCTTGTCTCGTAGCTGCTCAAAGACTTCGCGCTTGATTAACATAAAACCAGTGCCACCATTCCAAATTTCGATAGGGGAGCCGGTATCTACTCGCTCTTCTTCTTTGTAGCCAACCAAGTTAACCACGAAAGAACCGCTGTATTTGCTTAACTCGTTTGCTGGAACGCCGTTTACTGCTGCGTTGTGAACCTGTCCCCAATTAATTTCTTTCTTGGGATAAACACCGCAGATGATTGGCTTGTCTGCCAAAAGCATGGGCAGCACATCTTTGGGATTGAAGTGGATATCGGCATCGATAAACATTAGATGCGTAAAGTCAGTCTTCAAAAAAGAGTGCGCCAGGGAATTACGCGCCCGTTGAATTAAAGACTCGTTGAATAAAAAGCTACACGCTATATCGATACGCATATCGCGCATGGCGTGCTGCAAAGACAACAGTGATTGTGCGTAGTAGCCATAGCAAAGGCCACCGTACATTGGTGTAGCAACGAATAATTTAGCCATACATTTCTCCTAGAAGTTAAAGATTTGTTTTTTTGTCCAAGAAAAATCCGGACGGTTTTGTTTCATCCACTCGTTATTACCAATGAATTTTTCTGATGTCATGCTGCCGCTGCCATCTGTTGACAGGCGGTAGTTGACGGTATGCTTTCCTGTAGTTCCTGTTTTAATCTTTGCCACCATCAGCGCCGCTTGGAACGAACGGTCGGATACAAATGGGACATACCAAGCATGGCTGTACTTGCGGGCAACCTCTGACCTAACTACATAGCAGGAGTTATCCACAAGATAGTGGCCTGACGTATTTTTTACGCAGCCCAGAGACTCACAGTTATCGTCACAAATAAAGTTACCTTCGTTGTCTACTATCTTTCTAAGGCTGTATGCCCAGCCAAGATCATGCTCCTCTATCATCTTCACCATTGTTTCTACGTGGTCTGGCTCGTACCAGTTGTCGTCATCAAGGTAGCAGATGATGTCTTCTTTTATAGCGTATGGAGCCATAGCAAAAACGGGAGCCATTGCAAGACCACCGCTGCCGTTAGCGCGAGGAAGATAAACCATTTGTACATTTTCAATCTCCTGCATAGCGTCTAAATGGTCTTCCACTTCATTCCAACAGTCTTTGCCATGCGCAAAAACATAATGGGTAGCTGGGTATGTTTGGTTCATGACTGATTCATGAGCCTGTTTAATTGTTTCCCTGCCACGGGTAGATGTAACTACTGCTACAGATAAAGTCATCCGTAATTTCCTTTAGAAGAATTCCATAATGAAAACAAATTATTCATGGCGTCTTTTGTATGAATTGGTTTTGCTTGAATATTTTTTGCTCTTTTTTTTGCGGTATGTTCCCGATTACATTGAAGGCAATAACTTGCATAACCAGAAAACCTAGCCCTGTTCTTTTTAAATTCTTGATAAGGCTTTTCTTTTTTGCACATGGTGCATACAAATGTTTCAGTAAGTAACCTGGGTTTCATATCAATAACTCTCTATCAATCGGAGGAGATCCTTAACCTCTTCATTGCTGTCAAACTGGTTGGCCTTGTCCGACCGGATGAAACTGTCTATGGCTTCTAAATATTCGCAGTACCGCTGATAACTCACGCCCTTTAAATACTTGTACAAGTCTTCGTAGTTTTCAAAATCCCGCATGTCTATAAAGCATTCAGCCGGAATGTGGCTGGTAATGTTAGGTGCGCCCCAGTAAATAGGGACAGTACCTGCCATGAAGGCATCCAGTATCTTCTCTGAGATGTAGCCTGTAGCGTTGTCGCAGTTCTCAAACGTCAGTGCAAACTTGTACTTGCTGCACGTAGTTAACTTATTCTGTGCCAGTCCTCTGCATGAGTAGAATTGCTGAACAGGCCAGCCCCTGCCCCAGAGATCAAACTCAAACATAGCGTTCTTCTGGAACCATTGGATAGCCTCTATCCGGCGGGGATATAAGCTATTGGGATGATTGCTGTTCTTAGCTGTCTGCATCATGCACAGAAGCTTGCGGTCGTTAAACTCGGACTCGGTGACGCTACATGGCAGCCTGTCAGTCCAGTCTACTGTGAAGTTGTGCTTGATATAGTTCTGACGGTTGACGATCTTGTCATCCCAAGTCAGTACCTTATCGAATCTGTCGTGATAAGCCACATCCCAGTTGTCTGGAATAACTATCTCTGGCTCGTACAAGATCAATATCTTGCTGGCCCCTGGAATATCTGGCTCGACTTTTGGCCTGTCCATAAAGATAGCCAAGTCAACGGTGTATAGATCTACCTGATCCGGCGTGTAGAACTGGATGCCCATGTCCATGCCGATTTGATAGAGCTGCACCCACGAACGTAGCAGGTTGTGGCCTACGTCGCTGTTCTCATTCTTAAACAAGTATCCATCTTTTGTGATGAACTCGTAGTGGTTTTGGATTACGACCTTCACTATTCTCCCCTTATCTTTGCCGCTGCTTCCGGCAATCCCATTTTTTCGCAAATAACCGCGCATCTTTCTCGTTCTTGTTTCTCTATTACTTTTGCAAGGCTACGCATCAAATCCCAAGCAGCGGAGTCCGGTGCATATATAAGATCCAGTTCCTCCGCTTCCTTGTTTACTGCTTCAAACAGCTTCCGACTCATCTCATAAGCCAGTCAAACATCGCCCGCACAATCGTCAAAGCTACGCCTATAGCGGCATAGAACATGATGACCCACGCACCTACGTCTATAGATGACAGGTACTTCTCATGCACGTTCTGCCAGCGGCTTTGGTATTCCACCGTTGGTTCGCTACTAGCAACAGACGTATAGAACTGCGGCACGTAATGAGAACCAATCTTGGGCGGATCTTCTTTTATAAATTTGCCGTCTCTTAACATGGCACCCTCCTTAGTTATCTAACAAACCCTGTAGTTGGTCTATCAAACGGTCGGCTAGTCTTTGGTCTTCAATGCTAATAATTGATGCGTGAGGATCTTTATGAATTACATCCATAGCATCTCTAATACCTTTGTTGTAGCCAGAGTTAAAGCTGTCGTTGCCTTCCAGAATCATGGTGATAGCGTCCCGTACTAGGCTAGATGCCTGGCGAGCTTTCGCCTTTTCCTTCAGCGCGAGATAGACTTCCTCGGACAGATGGACTGAGTAAGGTATTAATCTTTTTGTTTCCACGCCGTAAACTCCTGTTTTACGCCCAGCATCTTTTCCGTCGCCGCCGGACTCTTCGCTATGTCGCTGCGGCTTTCTACTTTTAGATAATCCTTGAGCCATTCTGTTGCCTCCTTTTCTGATTTTTCAATAATCCCGCCAGCCTCGGATAAGAACTCCCAGAACTTAGGGTCGCGGCATAACATCCCAGAGATGCGCACCATGTCTTTAGCTAACTCTGCTTCACGATTCATCGGGCGCTCTTCTTCATTCAACCGCACCATCACAGTCACGTACCTAGCGCCAACATAATCACGAGCAATCTCTTCTGGAATCTCATCTGGGTGTATGCGCAGAGTCAGGATATAGCCGGAGTTATCCTGCTTTAGCCCTACCTTCACGGCTTCAAACTGGCTAGTTTCCATTCTTCTCCTTTAACAGTTTCTCTGCATACAAAAAGCCTGCGCCGTAAGAACCGTCTGTCCAAATTGCAGATTGATGTTCTTCCTGTGTAAACCCTACCCATTCTTTCTTATCCCGTTCTGCTGCTGCAACTAACTCTGCAAACTTTTCTACTGCTTTTAATCGTTCAACACTGGTCACCCACAGGCCAGCCTCAGAAGCCAATCTCATCATTTCGTTTTTAGTCACGATATATCCTCCACCCTAATTGCATACCTGCCGTTAGCGCGCTTTTCTTGCCAAGATTTACTCATTGGATTGTTTGCTCCCCATTGATATGTGCCGTGAGATTTTCTATCAAGCACATTGTTTCTTGGTGTATCCCATCGAAGGTTCTCTAATCTATTGTCATCAGGTTTCCCATTGTTGTGACACACCTGCATTCCATCTGGTCTAGGGCACACAAAAGACTCAAGAACAAGTACATGGACAAACTTAAGTTGCTTGCCTATTTTTACGCGCCAATAGCCATCGCCATTTCTTTTTGGATTAAGCATTCTTTCTGGTAATTTCCTATCACCATATCTTGCATGTTTTGCAATGTGAGATGTGCGTCTAACATTCCCCATGTTTGATACTTCATAGTTTGCAAATCCATAAACTGGCACCCAAGTTTCCATAGTTCCTCCTAAGAGATGTCTTCAATACGCATAACGTATCTTCCCTTAGAATTCTTTCTATGTCCATGTACCTCAATTCTTATTCCTGCATCCCGCACCAGCGCCACTGTGTCTGAGTCTTGAATCTTTTTTATCCTGTTAGCTACGCCTGCCGCCGTCACCTGTACAGCCAGCACTTCATCTTTCTTAATAGCCAGGATGTCGCACCAACCCCAGAGATCCTTTCTCTGTTTGGTAAAGCTATTCCACTTCTCTACTACCTCACAGTGGTAGCCCTGCTCCCGAAGGTATTCAAGACTACGCTGCGTTGGTGATCGACTGGCTGCCATCAGAAGGGTACGTCGCCATCATCAATAGAAATTGCATCTTGGCGCGGCTCTGCTTTCTGCGGCGCGTAAGGATTTTCTTTCTTGTACGTGTTCACGCGGATAGCAAACCACGGACCGTAGTTACCTTCTTTCTGCCAGCCGGATAACTTCACAGGTATATCATCCTGATCCGTTTCGTTTAACAGATCACGCAGATACTGGCGGTCGAACACAATCTCGCCATAAATGTCAGCACTGTTAGGATTGACCTTGTTTTTGGCGTAGTTCAAGCGACCACTATTTGGATACTTGTTCATCAAAAGATTCCTTGTAAGTTTTAAATGTTTTTGTCAGTTCTGGATAAGCCACGCTGTCACGCTGCTCAATAATCTTGTAGATGTTTGCGTTCGTGCGCCAGACAGTCATCACATCTTCTTTGTTCTGAGCCATGTCTAACGCGAAAACTGTTTGCTCCACCACGACTGCAAGCCAATCATTCCAATCAGTTCCAGGATCTGCTGATACCTTGATTTGCCACTGAGCATCTTTACCTTCAATCTTGCTAGGTAATTTATGTTGTGCTTCAAGCTGTTTCGGTGCAGCTTTTGGTATCGCCTGTGGAGGCGCAGTCTTTGTTGCTTGGTTACCATCGTCATCCTCCGTTGCAAGGGAGCAGGCTGCCATCAGCGAATACCTTCTTGCATAGCTCAAAGCACTCCCGTAGCCCTGCGCGTCATGCTTGATCGCTGGCATGAACAAACTGCCAGCCGACAGTTGCTCACCTGACTCGTGAATAAAAGTAGTAGATACCTTCACACCACCATCATGCTCATCTGTCAGTTGCATGAGATAGATGCCGTTGTTGTTTAGCGCAGTAATCACCGCCTCGATACACGCCGACAGATCCGCATACTTGCTGCGGAAATGCGGGTTGGTGCTGGACTTTAAAGCCGGTCCAAATTCCCGCTGCGCTTTTACTAGCGCCGATGCTATTGCTTTCATGCCTTCTCCTTAAGATATTTCTGATTCTGCTTACAGAAAGGTGCAACCTGGCAAAAGCTTTCGCATCTTGTCCTGCCGCCCTCTCTGGTTTCTACGTAATGCACATCCTTTTGCTGCACTAAAAATGTTATCGCATCATCCTTAACATCGAATACCTTCTTCGCCCGCTTGCCACCTTCTTTCATGACGGCATACGTTGTCTTCTTCTCCCACATTTCCTCTGACGTACACTCAGGCATATCGCCGGAGACTGCCGCAAAGTTAGCCTCGTTGTGCATAGTAAGTCGGCGGCGCACAAACTCTTCTCTGTCTTCAAACGACCAAAGCGGTATATCTAATGTGACGATAGGTGCCTGCGGGTAGGTATCTTTCAGAGCTGCTTCCCTGCGCGACCAGTCACGAACAATGCCAATGATTTGTATGCCAGATACTGTGTCACCCTTCACGCGCTCGACTAGCCATGCGTAAAGGTTAAGTTGATCTATCCACTCTTGCTTCTCCTGCTGAACTGCCCAGGCGGAGGTCACTTTATAGTCGGCAATAAGTACCTTGCCATCTATCAATTTCTGTAAATCTATAGCACCAGAAATAGACCATCCCTCAAACGTAGTAAACAGGCGCTCTTCTACGATGTGGTTATCGTCTTTGCCATGCTCTAATATATTGTGGACAGCGGATCCAAACAACGACCAGACCATATCAGCAGCGTCTTGCTCAATATCATCTGTGTGTTGACGGCGGAGTAGAACTAACTGCGGCGGTGACAGGATCTCTGTAACGCTGATCTCGCTGCTACCTTTACTGTATTGAGGCCGTTTTATAACGTTAACAAACGTGTCCGGCAGATTAAATTTATTGGTAAGTTTCATGTTAGCTTCCCACTCGTTTATCTTCTGGTAGAGTTAGCTGGTAGTCATCCCATGCTTCTTCTAACAACATCGCCGCTTTCATTAGCATGTGTATCAACGCTTCCTGTCGGTCTTCATCTAGTCCTTCGGCGTAACCGCGCATCCTGTATGCCATCGTGTAGTACTGTAGTTTTTTTGCGTCGATCATAAGTTTTTTTCCTTTAACCTAGTTTCAATATCTTCATAAACTTCCCTTCCAGAAAATGCGCCATGAAAATGAAACTCTGATATTTCTGCAATTTCTTCTGCTGTCAAACTTACCCACTTGCGGTCTACTAAACTTAATAAATACTCAATGCACTCTGCGGCGTGTACCGCTCGGTTTGCGCGTGTCTTATCTCTAAGTTGCTCGGCGTATGATTTGCAGTATTCAATACACCAGCTTGGATCGTAAATAGCTTCTTCAGGTATTTGTTCCTCAATAATTTTTCCGTCTACAAACCAAGTTTTTGTCATGTTTATTGTCATGTCGGCTTCCTTTCCCCTGTTTCAAACGCCTCTCTATTGTCTGCACTATTGTGCGTAACTAAATTCAACTCCTCATCAACTCTTGGGTTGCACCAACACGTTGCGTCTTCTACATGCTCCCGTAAATCATTCAATGGAACTACATGAGTCGAAACCCCGTTCTTCTGCATTATGTTTGTCCATACTTGCCACGTCATGTGTTCTTCTCCTTTAGCTTTGCTTCTATGGAGCGTTCATATTCGTAATTAACATCTTTGGACGCTGCGTAAATGCTTTCAATCTCCTCATCCGTCAGCCCTACCCATTCGCGCTGTGGTGGGGCGGTGTAGAGTCTAGTCCCTATCAAAACATCTTTCAAAAATACGGCAATTTTTGTTTCTTGTTTTTTACCGCAATATTGACTGCCGTAATACACATTAACTTCTGACATGTCCAATCCAACAACCGCCACCGGCTCCGGTTCAGGCTGCGATTGTTTACCCGCTAAATACGCAACCTCCATGTTGTATTTCGAGAACGATTCGGTTTGTCCGTATGCTTTTGGTAGCCAATTCCAAAACTCTGGACATGGCGAACCTTGTGCGTCTGGATGTTCAGGTTGCGTCTTTGGGCATTGCTTACAATACCCGCCAATGCCGCACTGTCCCCCGTCACATTCTGCGGGTTTAGGCTGCGCTAGTGCTGCGCGTAGTGCTTTAATAACTGGGGCTTGCCATCTCATCCCGTGATTGCCTTTGTCAAAGTTATTAAGCGCATCTAACGCCATCTGTATTACTTCTTTATCAGTCATGCGTTCTTCTCCTTTAGCTTGGCTTCGATGGCCTTGGAAATATCATCAAACTCATAGTACGCAAGCTCTCGTATTTCATCCTTGTCATCATCCGTCAGCCTAACCCATTCTTTGCGCTGTGGTGTTAGCAAGCACATACAGCCCGGCAATGTGCTGCTATGTACTCCAGTAATCAACCCGCATTTTGGACATGCGTTCATGTGTTCTTCTCCTTTAACTTGGCTTGTAAGGTTTGTAGCAGTTCTAAATCGTTTGCATAAGCCATATCTGCTAAGTCCAATAATTCCTCATCCGTCAGCCCTACCCATTCGCGCTTTGGAACCATTCTTTTCCCATCACTTACACGCTTTACTTTGCCTTCGTTCCAATCTTTTATAAACTCAGCCTCGTAATCCGGTTCAGGCTGCGCTAGTGCTGCGCGCAGTACGTCGTGGGCTGGCATAAGTAAATGTGTTTCTCCTGTCCAATGCCACAAGTAAATAGCATCCAATGCCATCTGCATAACCTCTTTATTGGTCATCGCCAGGCTCCACAAACTTGATGGTGTTTAACCTGTCGATTGCCTCTTGTAGTTCTTTCTTGTAAAGGTCAACCAATCCTTTGTCTTCTATATCTAATACGTTCTTACCTTTGCCATAGACAGTGTGCATTTCAACCATGTCATTAACAATTTGCATAATCGAAAAATCTAGCTTCAACTCCATGTGATCAGCATCATGTTCATGCCAATCTCTGGGTATTTCAGAGCCGTCATTCCATAAACAAATACATAGTTCCAACCGACCAGATTTACTTACTTCCTTATGAATCAGGCCGCCTTTAATAGAAATAATTCGTTGTCCCATATACACCCTCCCTAGATGTAGTGCTATAATAAACCTACATTTAGGACAGGTCAACAGGTATTTGCACATGATTATAAGTATTGTATGTTATCAAACGGTTACTGGTAAATCGACCAGTAACCACTTGACAACATTTGTTTTTAAGTAGCGTTGTGGTATTGTTGTATTGGGAAAGCCCGCCGACCTTTACTCCCCTATGCTGTGATCTCCTTGTCGGTGGGCTAGTACCTTTTCATGAGGCCGTAGGGACGGTCTTTCGCCCCGCTTACCCTTCGGCGGGGTTCTTTTTTTGTACGCTTGCAAAAAACTGGGACTTGTCCTATTATTCTCTCCGTTACTGTGCATGCGGCGATAAAAACCAAAACCTTTAAGTATTGGTTCTCACCCGAAAGGGAACGTGCATGCACACGGAGAGCCAAGATTTAAGGGTTTTTTTACGGCCTCCGCAACCATAACTAAGGGATGGGAACGTGGAAGAGCCAACCAGAAGACAAGCCGTGCTGCAATTGCACGAAGCAACATCTCCAAAGTACGCCGTATTTACTCGGTCTCCATCTGGTCTTCGCGCCAATTTTAAATTCCTGCACGATTCACTTGAGTCAGCCATAGAATGCTGCCGCAAATATGCCGCAAACAGAGTGTCTAATGGTCATTTGGATTACACGTATTACGCCGTTGAGATCAAACACCGTGTAGGTATTGAGCGCGGGAAGATTGTTGATGAGCCGTTGAAGTAAGTTACCTGTCCCGGCAGTTAACCGGGCGTCCCGTCCCACGATAGTTTGTGAGCCTGCATGGGCTGCCGGGCAGAATACACTGGTAGAGGTCTAACCCGCCTGCTAACCACGCCACCTGTCAGTGAGGGATGGCACAAGAGGGAAGGGCCAGTGGTGAGACATACCTTCCATCGAGATAATCGCTGCCTTACAGGGTTGCTAGTATCCAGCAGTACGGATATGGGCATGGAGTGATAGTTCCCTAATCGCGTGCTTCGCACTTAGGGGTGGGCTATCACCCATGGGGAACCTAGAAGCTGATGATGCAATAGATGTGAGCAGGCAGGAACTAACTGTTGACATGGAATAATTCTGGTAGTAATGTTTGCCTTAAAGGAGGGGTGATATGAAAGAAGGAGAGTGGATCAAAGAACATCTGCGGGAGTTTGCGGATCGGCTAGAGCAGTCGGTAGTAGAGCGGGAAAGGGAGAGAGCGGCAATCATTTGCCACTATTACAGGGATTGGCAGGATAACCCTGCTGAAGCTATAGCTACGGCTATATTAAAAGGAGAGTGAAGATGGATATGAAAGTCAAAGAAACATCGGTAGTTATTTCAGCACCCAATTTTCAGGCGGTTGATGTTCTGCTACAGGGTACCGCGCCGCTAGTTGTGGAACGGTTTAGCAAGAAGGCAGAACTCATGGCTAAGATGGCAGAGGGTAAGTCTGCCGGTAGCAAAAAGGTTCGTGATGCTAGGGACTATGACAAAGAAGCACAGGCTGCACGTTACCGCTCGGAAGAAAACTGGGAGGGTATGAACGCTGCTGCTTTCCGCGCCGGTATGATCAGTGCATGTCGTTTAGTGGGTTTCAAGATGACACTCGCCAAGCTATCAACATTTGTTGTGGCTGACGGCTTCGATTTACAAGATGGCATTCCGCTTATCCGTATCTACGGCACTAGCGAAACCTATACCGCTCATACACGCAACGCTACGGGCGTGGTTGATGTCCGCAGCCGTCCCATGTACCGCGAGTGGGCAGCACGTTTGCGTATACGTTTTGATTCGGATCAGTTCACGGCACAAGATGTCTACAACTTAGTCAGCCGCGTTGGGTTGCAGGTGGGTATAGGGGCAGGACGTCCTGACTCTAAGGCTTCGGCTGGCTGTGGTTTCGGTACGTTTGAAATTGTGCCTAACGACAAAGAAAAAGAAGTCGTAAAGAAATTCGGCATTAAGTAATTAAGGCAGGCCCGTCGTGGTGAGTTGCGATCCGGCCCGGTTGGGCAAGGCAGGTCAGGCGAGGTTTGTTGGGGTATGGTGCGGCGCTGCGCGGATTGGTTCGTTAAGGCAGGCAAGTTCCGGCTGGGCGGGGCACGGTGCGGTTCGTTATGGCAGGCGGGGAATGGCCTGGTAAAGCGAGGAGCGGTTTGGTGAGTTAAGGCAGGTGGGGTACGGCATGGCTGGGCGGGGTGTGTTCGGGCATCGTTTGGTATGGATGGCAGGTGAGGCGGGATAAGGTTGGGCACGGTGAGGTAAGGCAGGTGGGGTTAGGCGGCGCAAGGTGGCGTTAGGAGTGGTGCGGCAGGTATGGCGAGGTTTGTTGTGGAATGGTGCGGTGAGGCGGGGTAAGGTATAGCAGGCAAACTTAAAGGAGATCAACATGGAAGTAATGAAAGCAGAAGCACTAGCAGAAGAGCGCAAGCTATTGGAAAAGATTGCCAACAAGAATGGCGGTCTGTTGATGGTTGATGATGTACTGGATGAGGCTAGAAATCCTAAGTCAATTCTTCATAAACATTTTCAGTGGGATGATGACAAGGCCGCAGAAGCGTATCGTAAGATGCAGGCAAGGCAGCTTATCCAGAAGTGCGTAGTGACTATTGAGAAAGCGCCAGACGTTCCTATTCGTGCGTTCGTCAGTTTATCTACTGATCAATACGAGGGCGGTGGCTATCGCTTAACGGCTAATGTTCTGTCAGATGACCAGCAGAAAGGTCAGTTACTCCATGACATGCACCTCACATTGCTGAAGTGGAAGAAGCAAGTAAATTTGTTGGACACAGAAACAGAAGAAATCCTTGATCGTTTGGAGCGGGTCATCACCCGTCGCGTAAGTGATCGGCGTGAAGGGGTTAACGCATGATCCAGTTCAACAGATATAGAGCGCCAGACGAATCACTGGAGTTTCACAAGTATTACTCTGAGCTTGTAGTTGCATTGGCTCAAGAGATAGACGGAGACTGCCCGCAGACTATAGGCAGGTTCATGCGCATAGCAGCAACCTTTCCGCTTAGTACCAGGCTGCCGTTGTTTGTAGCCAGGCTATATTTTTGGGGTAAGGTGGATTTTAACTTTACCAAGAAGTACCTACCCAAAGTATTGCCAACTAATTTCTTTGAACGGCAGGAGCTGACTGGCTGCATGGGGTTGGAGCATTCATGGAATCTATGGGGTGTGGACTACAACATTTACGAGCTTTATCAGGGCAAGCCCATGGGAGAAAGGGAGTTCTCTGAGAATTATGATGACTATCTTTTGTATAAGCCGCCGCACAGCGGATTCTTTTCTAACATAGAGAACTTAATTAACGCCAGTTGGATAGCGCACAGGTCAGGCAAGAAGTTACTTGTTAGCACTACCCTTTTTTGGTGGGCTTACAGTCCTAAGTTTGAAGATGTATTTGGTGACGTATGGGAAACAACGAATGAGGTTAGGTCTGAGTACGAGATTGACTTTGCTAAGATGCGCAGCGAGATTTTGAATGAGCAAAGAATTAACGTAATAAATGAGTTCATGGTTTTCAAAATACACATGTACCAAAAGATTTATAAGTGCATGTTCAGGCAGCAGAAGGTAGTCAACTTTGATTTAAACAACGGCATCTTCTATCTGCGCGGCGGGGATAAGTTAATGGTTGAGACTATTCATCAACCCACGGATCTACTGAAAAGAAACCTGATTGATCTAAAGCGCAGGGTGCAGAGTCGGGTAGTGCTGTCAGATGAATGGGCGTTGGCAGAGAAGTATGCGCAGATGGACGCCGGAGTTAAGAACATAACTAAGCGCACACAAAATGGTTATTACCATGACTGGAAACAAATCGTAGATGCGCAGGTTGTCTATGATAATTTTTACATGATGTGTAATGCGACAGAGTTGGTTGCCTGTCCATCTACTAACTTCATCAACGCAGTAATGTGGAACCGTGATGATGTAAGTTATTCCACCGTTAGCCCCGTTCACCGATATATATTTCTATGAAGACATTACTCGATCTAGGTACGCAGCCACTCGTCAACAATTTATGTGAGACGAAAGAAGATTCTCTATCTGTAAAAAGGTATCGCCTGCGAGCTGAGATGGCAGACGATATGCTTATCAACTTAGATGAAGAATCTACCGTAACGCCGGATGAGTTGTACGGTCACTACCTGTATAGGTCGGGTGTCAACATACCGTATGTAAAACATTGTGACGACATGGCAGAGCTATTTGTTGGCAGCCGCAGGGGTACGGTGATTGATGTAGGTGGTAATGACGGGACGTTGCTGAAATCATTTCGCCGCACGATGGGCATACAGAATCTTATCAACGTGGACGCCAGTAGTAGCATGAGGGAAGACAATGAATCTGCGGGCATCAAATACGTAGAGGGGTACTTCAGTCCTGACATGGATCTGCCTACCGCAGACATTATCACTAGCACTAACGTGTTCCAACATACAAGTGACGTACATAAATTCTTATCCGCGATAGTTAAACATCTACATGATGACGGCATCTGGCTGTTAGAGTTTCCGTACACACTAAACACACTCAAGACTTTGCAGTTCGACCAGTTTTATCACGAGCATTATTTCTATTGGTTGATGACTCCGCTTATCAAACTCCTCAGCATGTATCACTTAGAAGTGGTGCATGTAGAAGAGCACTACATTCACGGCGGCAGTCTGAGGTTACTCATAAGAAAAGATAAAGATAGTTGGTACAAGTTTGACTACGCCAAGTATGTAGAAAAAGAAATTGATTTTGATTATCAGGGTTGGAATGACAGAGTTGCCGACAAGATTAAGAGAGACAAGGAAATCATTGAGAACTTGGACGGCACGGTAGCGTTCTTCGGAGCAGCAGCAAAGGGTTGTGTATATCTGAATGCGTTGGATCTACAAGCAAGCGATAAGTATCTATACATCGTAGACGATACGCCTGCTAAAGAGGGCAAGTGGATGCCAGGCACTGGGTTGCAGGTAGTAGCAAGAGATGTTCTGCGGTATGAGAAGCCAGACAACCTAATCATCTTGGCTCATAACTTTGCAGATCACATTATCAAATCATTAGATGGGTACGATGGAAACATAATCACGATGTACGGAGATCAACATGGAGACATTTGAACTATTAACTTTGTTGGGCGGGATCATGATTGGCATGGGTACTTTGTTGTTAATAATTGCAGCTTGCGTTGCATATTTACTTGAGGAAATAGAATGAATATAAATTTAGATAACATTGTAATTGACGCAGGTACTCAAGCACGAGCGAAGATTGATCAAGAACTGGTAGCAGAGTACACAGACCTATTAAAACAAGGAACAGTATTTGATCCGGTCACGCTTTTCTATGACGGCGCAGAGTATTTCTTGGCAGATGGATTTCACAGATACTTTGCTAATCGCAAGGCTGGCTCTCCCAATATCAATGCAAAGGTAGTAGAAGGAACATTACGGGATGCAATTCTATTTAGCTTTTCTGCTAACAGTAAGCACGGTCGCCGCCCGAATTCTGCGGATCGCCGCAAAGCAGTCACTACGATGTTGAATGATATTGAATGGCAAGAGTTTAGTGATAGAGAGATAGCGCGCATCTGCGATGTAAGCCACGGGTTAGTTGCTACGGTTCGCAAAGAAATGAGTGCGACCAAGGTAGATACAAAGTATCACCGCGATGGTAAGCAGCAGACCATGAAGCCCAAAGCCGATAGCAAAGCATATCAAGAAGAGCCGTTCGATAAAGCAGCAGTAGATGCAGAGATGCAGAAAGCAGCAACAGATAATTTACAGAAAGAAAATGAAGACTTAAAAGATCAACTAACAGTTGCACTTGCCGCAAGTTCTGATGATATTGAAAAAGAAAAAGCACAATCAATTATTAAAGATTTGCGCGCACAAATTCGTTTACTTGAGATAGACTTAAAAGCCGTTACTACTTCGCGTGATCAATTCCAACGAGAAAATGCGCAACTCATGAAGCAAGTAGCCATGTTACAAAAAAAATTAAATAAGTAAACCCAAGCCAGCGGGTAAGTGCTGGTAGTCAGAGGTAACCATGGGATTAAATCTACGCTCTTATCAAGAGCAAACACTAGCCGCTTTGCGTGAAGGATTTGCAAAGGGCAGGAAAGCACAGATACTGTACGCCCCCACGGGAGCTGGCAAAACTGAGATGGCTATCGCTCTGATGGCTGCGACACAAACCAAAGGAAACAAAGCGGCGATGTTATTAGACCGCGTGGTTCTTTGCGACCAGACCAGTAAACGATTAGAGAAGTACGACATAGCGCATGGTGTTATGCAGGCAGGGCATTGGCGTTACAGACCTTACGAAAACATCCAAGTATGCTCGGCTCAAACACTAGAGCGCAGAGGATCATTTCCAGGTTTGAATCTTTTGATTGTGGACGAGTGTCATCAAACCCGCGAGCAAACAGTCGAGTTCATCAAAGCTAATCCCCATGTGCGTGTAATCGGGTTGACTGCTACTCCGTTTACCAAGGGGCTTGGCAAAATATACGACAACGTAGTCAGCACAGTTACCACCAAGCAACTGGTGCAGGACAAGGTACTCGTACCGCTAAGAGTATTCATTGCCAAAGAGATTGACATGGAAGGTGCCAAGAAGATTGGCGGCGAGTGGTCAACACAGGAGACAACCAAGCGCGGGATGGTCATTACTGGCGATGTGGTAGCGGAGTGGATAAATAAAACGAATGAGATATTTGGTCGGCCTCGCAAGACAATTGTGTTTGCGTCAGGTGTGGAACATGGCGTGGATCTCGCCCGCAAGTTCCAAGAGCAGGGGCATAACTTCATCTGTATCAGCTACAAGGATGATGACGAGTGGAAGAAGCAGGTAATCGAAGACTTCAGCAAGCCCGATACAGAGATCGTTGGACTAATTGCCACCGATATTTTGACCAAAGGGTTTGATGTCAGCGATGTGATGATTGGCGTATCAGCCAGGCCTTTTAGTAAATCCTTGTCCTCGCACATACAACAGATGGGTCGGGTGATGCGCGGGCATGAGGGCAAAGAGTTTGCGGTGTGGTTGGATCACAGCGGTAACTATCTGCGGTTCAGAGATGATTGGGATCAAGTCTTTGAAGAAGGCGTAGAAGTTCTGGATGATGGCAGAGAAAAGGCCAAGAAGGAACCAACGGAGAGAGTGAAAGCCGACAGTAAGTGCCCTCAATGTTCTGCATTGTGGCCTAGTGGGTCTGATACTTGCTACAACTGCGGTCATGTGAAAGAGAAAAAGAATAAGGTGTTCTCGCTTGATGGTGAGATGGTCGAGCTGACAGGAACCGTATCCAAAGATGGTAAGCAGCAGTTCTGGAACCAGATGATCTGGTATATGCGTGTGCAGGGTTGGTCTAAAGGCAGGGCGGCTAATACGTATCGGGAAAAATTTGGCGTCTGGCCTCGTGCGCTGCGGGATGATATGCCAGCTCTACCGTCGGATGATACAAGGCGGTTCGTAGATAAGAAGTTAAAGCAGTTCTTGCGTAGCGTGGGGAAAAGATAATGGACTTTATAGAATTTGCTCGCTCGCATGGCATCATCATCCATGATCTCCCGCCGCTCGGTGTATGGAAACGGTTCCCGACAGAGGATCATCCACGTTCTCGCAACGGCGCGGTGAAGTTCATGGGGGAAGTAGGGTTCGTACAGAATCATGCGACAGCTACTGTCGTCAGTATATGGAAGCCTGACTCTCCCATTACAACTAAAGTTAAGTCAACCTACCTCGCGTCTATCCGTAATGCCGAGGACGAGCAGAAGAAGAAGCAACATCAGGCTATGCAAAGGGCGGTCGGAATGCTTAACGGTAGTGGTCTTAGCACTCACCCGTACCTTGAGAGCAAGGGCTTTCCTGATGAGCAGGGAAATGTACTGTGGCAGGACGGCAAACCTGTGCTTCTGATCCCAATGCGGGTAGGTGGTAATCTTGTCGGCCTTCAGCAAATAGATCAGGACGGCGGGAAGAAGTTTTTGTACGGACAGCGTACAAGTAATGCCACCTTTACATTCGATAACAAGGGTTTGAATGTTTTGTGCGAGGGCTACGCTACGGCTCTGTCTGTTCGTCTGGCATTTAAGCAGATGAAGCAACGGTACACGCTGCATGTATGTTTCAGCGCGGGGAACATGGGGAAGGTGGCGGCGGGGTTGGAACCTGGGCTTCTGATCGCAGACAACGATGCTAGTGGTACAGGGCAGCGTGTGGCAGAGGAAAGCGGTTGGAAATACTGGCTGTCTGATCGTGTCGGCGAAGATGCCAACGACACGCACCGTCGGATCGGTTTGTTTCAGTTTACTCAAAGCCTGACCCGCTCAATGCTCGGTCGTAGTACGGAAAGCAGCGCCCATCGTTAGCGCACCGTCTGTGTAGGGGATGATCTGAGAGAGGGATTGCATGATCTCGATACCTAGATTCAGGCATCGCTCACCCTCTCCAGACCAGTCGGAAACTACGCGCACGTTTCCTTCTTCATCTTCAAGCAGATGAATAGAAAACGTGGCGGGGTGGTTATTCATTTGTCTAGTGTATCTGATTGCGCCCACAGCATTTGTCCGACTAGCATTTCCGTCATGTTTTCTATTTCCTCTTGTATCCATTCGTCTGAATAACCCTCGAACGGTTCCCATGCGGTAAGGTCGTCAACGCATGCGTAATAGTGCATTGATGCAATGGCGTGTGCGCGTGCTTTAATTTCGGCTAATGTTTTCATCGTCTGATCTCCTAGTGTTTTAAGTACGCTACATTTTTAATTTCAGGATCCCAGCAGTCGCGGCAATCTTTGCATTTACCATCTTGATCAGGCGCGGCGCAAGTGTAGGCGGTGGTGGTAACTACGGTGCTGGTGTTGCCAGAATAGTCGGGTGCGTTTCCGTCAATCATTGCGGCGGATAATCTGACTACCAGGTTTTTCGGGAAGCTTCCAAAATTCGTCTGATACTGTAGGACTAACTTTTTTTCTCTGGTCGGCAGCCAAAATCGGAACTCTGGCAATTTCTCTGCGATATAGACAATATCTAGCAGCATTTGAAAAGACTGAATGTCTCCACTATCAAACCAGCGGAAGTGCGGTTCGTCTAATCTGCTGATCAGTTTAATCATTGCATCCCGCCAGGAAATAGAACTCAAACCAGCGGCGCGGCGGTCGTGTCCAATTTTTACACTCGGATAATTGTAGTTATCGCGCATCGCGTAGCATTCGGCGCAAATCGAACCGGGTATAAGGGCGAGCTTCGCTCCTATATTGCAAAGCTTTGCGCTGATTCCGTAAGCCTTGCCTGGTAACTTGCTCGGGTTCCCGAGGGTTCCTGCTATCGATTCGGCTAGGCGTACAGTCCAGCGTGATTCGGGTACTGCGAATAACATGGTTTGCATTGTCTGATCTCCTATAAAAGTATTGCCTGGTCACGCTCCTATGTATTGCATCATAAAGCCTGACCAGGTCAAGTGCAAGCGGTTTTTCAATCAAGGTCTAAGGCGGTTTGCTGTAGCGGCCTGGTCGGCTTGCGCGGCGCGGTGGTGGTCGGTTCCCGGTGCGGTTCCTGGCTCAGTCCATCGGGCGCGATTTCCCACATATTCCATCCGCAAGTAATAACCTGGTGGCCTTGTTTCAGCATTTCGTCAATGAATGATCTGTCGGTTTTGCCCCATTGATCGGAATCAATCGGGAAGCTGCAAACCAGGTGCCAGCCTTGTTTTTCGTTTTTCGCGTGGTAATTAATCAGCATTTTGTAGTCTCCTCTGCCAGGTCGAAGTAGTGGCGGGTTCCATCATCATCATGTAAGCAAGCCAGGTCGAGTGCATCGCCAATGGCATCGGCGGTCGATTCGTCCATGCTGCCATCCGGGCAGGTTCCGCCAATGTATGAGGCGGTCGGTGGCAGGTCGTTATAGTCGTGATAAATTTTCATGTCTAGGCTCCTGCTAGGTGGGCGAACATTTTGGGCGCGGTTTGCTCGATCTCGATTGCATAACCAAGCGCGGCGATAGTGTCGAGCGCGTGGCGTGTCAGCGTCTTAGTGCCTGCCAGCTTCGCAAGTAGGCGGCTCTGGTCACAACTAGGGTATGCGGTTTCGATGCCGTAATTTTTCTCGATGCGGATAGTTATTTTCATTTTATTAACTCCTGATTAATAAACGCAGATACCGCGTGAATAGTAGGCGGCGGGGTCTTTTCCTTCTGGTATGTCATTAGGGCGTAAAATGTAGAGCGCGGCTCCGCGTGGGTCGGTTTGAATGTAGGTATCCAAAAGCGGCGATTCTGCAAAGGGTTGGCGGATATTGCGGTCGTGAACAATGGCGGCAAGTCGTTTTAATGCGCCAGTTTCACGATCAGGGAAGGGCGATAGCTTGCCAGTATTAGCATTGCGCCAGTATGTTTTCTCTGTTTGCTCGTCACGCTCTACGCATCCGCTATCGATACCGCACGACAGTTCGTGCCAACGGTGCAGGGTCAGGCTGATACGGCGCAAGCTATTAACCTGCTCGGCGGTAAATCCGAGTTGTACAAGGCTATTTTCTTGATGTGCGCGGCGTAAGGCTTCGGTTTTGGTCATGGTGTAATCTCCTCAGATAGATAAAAGTAAAAACAAGAAAAGCCAAAAAATAAAGAACCCAGCTATACCTGCCATAATTTCATTCATTGTTCACTCTCCTAAAAGTGTGATTATCGAGTGATAATCCGTTAGCCAACTGCATGCAATCGGCTAACAGGTAGCACTCAATAATTAAATTCATCTTCCAGGCTGGTGATTAGCCCGTCGAAATCTTCAGAGCTACCGAGTATTGATGCCAGCGCGTAAACAGCCTCGCGGTCGTACTCCTCGCATAGTGATTCGAGATAATCGCGGCGGTCTTTAAATCCATTGGCGGTGTAATCGTTCATTGCGTAATCTCCTATAAGTGATGCACCATTGAATGAAGTGCATGGACTGAACATTAGCATGCTGATGCAATATGTCAAGCGGTGCAATATACTTTATCCAATGATATATTTTAATCGATAGCCAGGTTTTAATAGGTTTTGACTATTCCGGCGGTGTTCCTGTATATTGGCGGCATTATTTGAGCGCGGCGCGCGCAGGAATCCCGAAGGGAATCAGATCATCATGAAAACAATCAACAGAAAGCAGGCAAGAGAAGCGATACAGTCCAAAGGGCTAGAAGGCGCGCTTCACTTAGGTAAAACCGGACTAACAGCTAAACAGAGGAAATATGCTGAAGGGCTGATATTAGACGGTCTGTCTGGGGCTGACAGTTACAGGCAAGCGTATAAATCGAAGGGTAAACCTAAGACAGTTGGAAATGCTGCCAGCTTGCTAAAACAGCACTCTGGAATAAAACTGGAAATGGAACGGCTGGAACTACACAAACAAAGGGCAGCACAATATTCTGTCGATTCAATCAAGGCTTTGATCGTTTCAACGCTAACCGATATCGCTACTAACAGCGACCGCGACGCCGTTAGAGTCAGCGCGGTTAAGACTCTTGGCGTGATATCCGGCGTGGATATGTTCCGCGAGACTAAGCGCATAGAGACGGTGAAAGACAGCGACGAGATCAAGAGCCAGATCATGCAGCAACTGAAAGCAATGATGATAGGCGCGGACAATGCGGTAACAGTCGATGCGAACGACCTATTATCTGAGCTTGCAGGAGACGAAAAACAGCCGGATTCCGACCCCACTACACCCCCACCATGCCATTTTGATAACGGGACTCCGACTCTCGATGTACATACTATTCCACTCGAACAATCCGGTGATTTTTTGGAAGACCCCCCCTTGCCTTTAGAATCGCCCACCCCCCAGGGGGATATATTTTTGGAAAAAGGAAAATAGTTATCAAGTGGTTACTGGTAAATTTACCAGTAAGCAGTTGACAACATTTACGTTATGACAACTGTGTTGATAAATAGGGCGATGACAACAAAGAGGGGTGAGTTGTCGTATGAGGAATGTGTGAGGAAGGATATGACGCCTGCGCAGAAGGAAGTGTTTATATGTATAGATGAGTGGTGGAAGCAGTATGGGTTTGGTCCGTCTATACGGGATATATGTGAAGTTAGGGGTAAGGCTGGTATGGGGAATACGGCGGAGATTATCAACCGGCTTGTAAAGATTGGTGTTCTGAAGAAGGTGAAGGGAGCGGGCAGGAGTGTTCGTCCGGTGTATATAAACTTTCGCACGTTAGAATGAGTAAAGACGAAGAGTTATTACTAGAGGCTTTTACTTTGCTCTACACCATGTATAAGGATCAGCATGGTGGTAGGAGATACTACCGGCCTGTTAGTATTTATCCTACGCTATCGAAGATTAAGAACCGATTAGAAGAAACTATCGCGCGGGAGAGATGTGGACTTAAGTGAGTTGATAAGCAAGCTGCCTGCGAACGAGCAGGAGAAATTACTGGAGCAAGTGAGCCAGTATAAGGATGCTGTCACGCGGGAGAAAGCTCAAAAGTCGTTTATGGCGTTCGTAAATGAAATGTGGCCTGGGTTTATACATGGCAGACATCATGCTCTCATGGCTAAGAAGTTTGAAGAAATAGCTGCGGGGAAGTTGAAGAGACTGATCATCAACATGCCGCCGCGCCACACGAAATCAGAGTTTGCTAGTTACTTGTTGCCTAGTTGGTTCTTAGGGAAGTACCCAGATAAGAAGGTTATCCAAACGTCCAATACTGCGGAGTTGGCGGTGGGGTTTGGTAGGAAGGTTAGGAACTTAGTTGATAGTGACCAATATTCGAAGATCTTTCCGGGGGTCGGTCTCCGTGCGGATTCCAAGGCGGCGGGGCGTTGGGCTACTAGCCACGGTGGTGATTATTTCGCTATCGGTGTTGGCGGTACTGTTACTGGTAAGGGCGCTGATCTACTAATAATCGACGATCCGCATTCAGAACAAGAAGCAAAACTAGCCCAAGGGGATCCTGGGGTATTTGATAATGTGTACGAATGGTATACGTCGGGTCCGAGGCAGCGTTTACAGCCTGGCGGGGCGATTATTATTGTGATGACGCGCTGGTCAGACAAAGATTTGACCGGCAAAGTGTTGAAAAGTGACTCTACAGACTGGGAAGTTATAGAACTACCGGCAATTTTGCCATCGGGAAACAGTCTATGGCCTGAATTCTGGCCTCTAGAAGAGCTAAAAGCACTAAAAGAAGAGTTACCACCGTACAAATGGAACGCTCAGTACCAGCAACAGCCTACGGGAGAAGAGGGTGCGCTAGTAAAACGGGAGTGGTGGCAGCGTTGGGACGGAAATAGAGCGCCTGCGTGTGAATTTATCATCCAAAGTTGGGATACTGCGTTCACAAAAAGCCAGCGAGCTGACTATTCTGCGTGTACAACATGGGGTGTGTTCCACAAAGACGAGAATGAGAGCGATGTAAACATCATTTTGCTAGATGCGTGGAAGGATAAGCTGGAATTCCCAGAATTAAAGCAAAAAGCGAAGGAAATGTACGACGAATGGGAGCCAGATTCCTGCATTATTGAGGCTAAAGCCGCTGGCGCGCCGTTGATATTTGAATTACGACGTATGGGTGTGTATGTACAGGACTATACGCCTACCAGAGGCAACGATAAGTTCGTGCGATTGAACAGCGTGACCGATTTATTCTCATCCGGTAAAGTGTGGGCACCAGAAACACGCTGGGCTGACGAGGTTATCGAGGAAATGGCTAGGTTTCCGAACGCAGAACACGATGACTTGGTCGATAGCACAGTACAAGCATTGATGCGGTTTCGGCAGGGCGGATTTTTGCGGCTTGATTCTGACGAAGAGGACGAACCTATCGACTTCCGTCGCAAGCGCGTTTACTACTAAGGACTATCATGGCGACAAATTTTGACAAAGCTCTATATCAGGCACCACTTGGCATGGGAGCGGAAGATGACATGGATGGGATAGAGATTGAGGTGGAAGATCCTGAGTCTATGACTATAGGTATAGGTGATCTTGAGATTGATATCGAGCCGAACAAGGAATCGACGGATGATTTTGACGCAAACATAGCTGAGTACATGGATGAGAGCGAACTTCAGGAGTTAGCTGGGGATTTGCTATCGGACTTTGATGATGATATCGACGCCCGCAAGGATTGGATGCAGACGTACGTCGATGGCTTAGAACTATTGGGGATGAAAATTGAAGAACGATCAGAACCATGGGAAGGTGCATGTGGCGTTTATCATCCGTTGTTATCTGAGGCTCTTGTCAAATTCCAAGCCGAAACGGTTATGGAGACATTCCCAGCTGCGGGGCCAGTTAAAACTAAGATTATTGGTAAGGAAACACCTCAAAAGAAAGACGCTGCTGAACGTGTGCAAGACGACATGAATTATGAACTCACCGAAGTTATGGTGGAGTATCGTCCAGAACACGAACGCATGGCATGGGGATTAGGTCTGTCTGGCAATGCTTTTAAGAAAGTCTACTTTGATCCTACTTTAAATAGACAGGTAGCTCTGTTTATTCCAGCCGAAGATGTAGTGGTTCCTTACGGTGCGTCTAATTTAGAGACGGCTAACCGCATGACCCATGTAATGCGTAAGACTAAGAATGAGTTAAGAAGGCTGATGGTGGCTGGCTTTTATAAAGATGTTGACCTACCGGAGCCGCAGAATACATTAGACGATGTGGAGAAGAAGATTGCGGAACGTATGGGTTTTCGCGCTACGTCGGACGATAGATATAAGTTGTTGGAGATGCAGGTTTATTTAGATCTGCCAGGCTATGAGGATAAAGACGAGAAAGGCAAAGATACTGGCATCGGTCTGCCATACATTGTAACTATCGAAAAAACTTCTCAAGAGATTTTAGCTATCAGAAGGAACTGGCATCCTGAAGATGAAACGTGCCAGAAGAGGAATCACTTTGTTCACTACCCATATATACCCGGCTTTGGTTTCTACGCCTTCGGCCTTATACATCTTATCGGTGCTTTTGCTAAGTCTGGTACTTCTATTATTAGGCAGCTTGTTGATGCTGGTACTTTATCGAACTTGCCTGGCGGTCTTAAGACTAAGGGAATGCGGGTCAAGGGAGATGACACTCCAATTTCTCCCGGCGAGTTCCGAGATGTGGACGTTGCCGCAGGAACGATTAGGGACAACATCCTCCCCCTCCCCTACAAAGAACCAAGCCAAGTCCTTTTAGCGTTGATGAATCAGATCGTTGACGAAGGTCGGCGATTTGCTGGAGCGGCAGATCTGAAGATTGCGGATATGTCATCCAACTCTCCGGTTGGTACAACACTAGCTATTTTGGAGAGAACGCTCAAAGTAATGTCAGCCGTACAGGCGCGTGTCCACTACGCGATGAAGCAGGAATTAAAATTGCTCAAAGACATTATTCGTGACTATACGCCAGAGGAGTATGAGTACGAGCCGGTGCAGGGTTCGCGCCGCGCTAAGAAATCCGACTATGACTTAGTGGATGTAATTCCAGTATCTGATCCAAACGCTGCAACCATGGCACAGAAGGTTGTGCAGTATCAGGCTGTAATGCAGATGGCGCAGGCCAATCCACAGATATATGACTTGGTAGAGTTAAACCGCCAGATGTTAGAAGTCTTGGGGATTAAGAACATTGGCAAGTTGGTGCCGAACGCAGAAGACCAGAAACCTAAAGATCCCGTGTTTGAAAATATGTCAATTATTAATGGCAAACCTGTTAAGGCGTTTATTTATCAAGACCACGAAGCGCATATACAGGTGCATCAGTCAGCTATGCAAGATCCAAAAATCATGCAGATGATTGGTCAAAACCCCAAAGCTCAGATGATTCAAGCTTCTGCTATGGCACATATAAATGAACATGTGGCATTCCAATACCGCAAAGAGATAGAGAAACAATTGGGTATTCCTTTACCGGATATGGATAAAGAATTGCCGAAAGATATGGAAGTAGAAATATCCCGAATGATGGCGCTCGCGGCACAAAAACTGTTGAGCAAAGATCAGTCGGAAGCACAGCAGCAGCAGGCACAACAAACGGCTCAAGACCCGCTAGTGCAAATGCAGCAGCAAGAGTTGCAACTTAAAGCTAAAGAAGTAGAAATCAAAGAGAAGAAACTTGCTATGGATGCGGCGGCTGAAGCTGACCGTATTGAGCTTGAGAAGCAAAGACTTGAGTCTCAAGAACGCATAGCTGGGGTGCAAGCTGGGGCACGAGCTGCCGCAGAAAAAGCCCGTTTGGATGGTGAGTTAGAACTCAAAGGAGTTGAACTTGGTAGCGCCATAGCAAAACAAAAATTTGATATGGAACACCAAGGAAAGCAGCACGATCTTAATGTTCACAAGGCATTGAATCCTCCTCAACCACAAACACCGAAAGGTAAATAATCATGGATAAGGCGTTTGAAATTCTCATTCAACAAGTGAGAGATAAGCGTCAGCAGATAGTCGAGGCCGTCTCAAACAATGCTGCCAAAGACTATTCTGATTATCAAAAACTCTGCGGCGAGATTCGGGGTCTCTCGATAGCGGAGGGTTTTATTCTTGACCTTGCAAAAACTATGGAGTTATCTGATGAGTGAAATCGCAATCGCCACCGAAGACGGCGAGGTATCAACTCTGCCACAAACAGCAGAGGAGAAAGCGAAACAATTACCGGATCCAACTGGGTATCACATCCTAGTAGGACTGCCGGACAAAGAGGAAAAATTCGAAAGCGGCCTGTTAAAAGCAGACCAAACCATGAATCACGAACAGATTCTGGCTACCGTATTTTTCGTAATCAAGATGGGTCCAGATTGCTACAAAGACGCAAAACGGTTCCCAAATGGCCCATGGTGTAAGGAAGGGGATTTTATTCTCGCCCGTCCTAATACTGGCACCCGCTTAAAGATACATGGTCGTGAATTCCGCCTGATAAATGATGATTGCGTGGAAGCGGTTGTGGATGATCCTCGTGGAATATCTAGGGCTTAATAAAGGAGAAACAAATGGCTACAAACAAAATGGATTCGGATGATTTTAAATTTCCCGATGAAAAGGAAACGTCTGCCGAGACGGATAATTTTGAGATAGAGATTGAGGACGATACTCCACCAGAGGATCGAAACCGACAGCCTTTACCCAAAGAGATGGTCAAAGATCTTGAAGAAGATGAACTTGAAGACTATAGCGACGGAGTTAAGGAACGGATAAAGCAGCTTAAAAAAGTTTGGAATGACGAGCGTCGGGAGAAAGACGCAGCTCTTCGTGAACAACAAGAAGCTATCGCTTATGCCAAACAGGTAATGGAAGAGAACCGTGCGTTAAAAGGACGGTTATCTACGGGTGAACAGCACTTCATTAATACCTACAAATCTGCGGTAGAGATGGAGCTAGACAACGCCAAACGGGATTATAAGGACGCCTATGACCAAGGCGATTCTGACCGTTTGCTGGAAGCACAAGAGAAGTTAAATCAGGCTCAGTTCAAACTTCAGAAAGCAAATGAGTTTGTTCCGTCTAGACAACCGGAAGAAGTTGATGTACAACCCGCAACAAATCCAGCTCCTCGCCCTGACCAACGTGCGATTGCGTGGCAAGAGCGCAATGAATGGTTTGGTAAGGATGAGGAGATGACTAGCCTGGCGCTGGGATTACATCAGAAGCTAGTCGCTCAATATGGGACGTCATATCCGTCCACAGATGAGTATTGGAAGAAAGTCGACGATACGATGAAACGTCGATTCCCAGAGCATTTTGGGGATGGGGATGGGGAAGAAGCGACACAAAAATCGCAACGACCTACTAGACCTGCATCTGTCGTAGCCTCCGCTGATCGCAGCACACCGTCAAAAAAGGTGAGGTTGAAACAGTCGCAAGTCCTGATTGCCAAGAAATTAGGATTAACACCGGAGCAGTACGTCAGAGAAATGATGAAATTGGAGGCTTCAAATGGCTGAGAATAGAACACCCCGAAATATTGAAACTCGCGTCCAAGCGGAACGCCCTAAGCAGTGGAAACCCGCAGAGCTTCTGCCAGAACCAGATAAGCTCCCAGGATATGCGTATAGATGGATTCGTGTTGCGCTTCAAGGAACTGCCGACCCACGTAACTACTCTGCCAAACTCAGAGAAGGTTGGGAGCCAGTCAAGATTGAAGAGCAGCCACAATTTCAACTGCTAGTCGATGAAGGTAGCCGTTTTAAGGATGGCATCGAAGTCGGCGGATTGTTACTTTGCAAGACCCCGCTAGAGTTTGTGGATCAGCGTAACAACCACTATCTCAAGCAATCTGAAGATCAGATCAAGTCTGTAGATAACAATTTAATGCGACAAAACGACCCTCGTATGCCGCTATTTAAAGAGTCGAAATCTTCGACCTCTAAAAGTGGCTAGTTAATTTTTTGGAGTAAACAATGGCATATCCAACTGTATCCAAGCCTTATGGCTTGCTACCGGTCAATTTGATCGGTGGACAGGTGTTCGCCGGTTCTACTCGCCTGATGCCTATTGCTAGTGGTTACGGCACTGACATCTTCTTTGGCGATGTAGTAAAGCGCGCATCAGACGGCACAATTCAGAAAGATACCGGCACTAGCACAGCTACGCCTGTTGGTATTTTTATGGGCTGTACTTACACTAACCCAAGCACTAAGCAGAAACTGTTCTTCCAGAACTGGCCTGCTGGTACCACAGCTTCTGACGCGCAAGCGTATGTTGCTGATGATCCTGATGTTTTGTTTAAAGTAGCAACTGTATCTAGCGGTACTACCGTAGCTTTTTACGGCCCAGCTATCGTTGGTGAGAATGCAGTTCTAGTTCAGAACGCTGGATCAAACAACACAGGCGATTCAGCCGTTGGTATTTTTGGTGGCAACACAGCAACTACAGCTTCATTCCCAATTCGTATCGTTGATTTTGTGCCAGATACTGGCAACAGCTCAAACGGTTATTGCGAATTTATCTGTAAGTTTAATGCACCGTACATCGTTTCGACATTTACTAATGCTACGAACGTTGTTACGTCAACCGTTACCGGCGGGCATCAGTACCTCAACCCGACTGGCGTTTAAGGAGTAAGACATGGCTATTTCACGCGCACAACTACTGAAAGAGCTGCTGCCTGGCCTGAACGCTTTGTTCGGTTTGGAGTATGCTCGTTACGGCGAAGAACACAAAGAGATCTACGAAACAGAGACCTCCGAGCGTTCGTTTGAAGAAGAAACAAAACTGTCTGGTTTCTCAGCCGCGCCAGTCAAAAACGAGGGCAGTGCCATTCGTTATGACAACGGTCAAGAAGCTTGGACTGCACGATACAACCACGAAACTATTGCACTTGGTTTCTCGCTGACCGAAGAGGCCATCGAGGATAACTTGTACGACTCTTTGTCGGCTCGTTACACCAAGGGCTTGGCTCGTGCTATGGCTTATACCAAGCAGGTTAAAGCTGCTGCTGTTATTAACAATGGCTTCTCCAACACCTATCCAGGTGGCGATGGCGTTGCCCTGTTTTCTACAGCGCATCCTTTGGTCTCGGGCGGCACTAACAGCAACACGCCAGCAACCCAATCTGACCTGAATGAAACTTCGTTGGAAAACGCAGTTATTCAGATCGCAGCTTGGACTGACGAACGTGATCTGTTGATCGCTGCTAAACCACGTAAGCTGATTGTTCCATCAGCTCTTCAGTTCGTTGCTACTCGTCTGTTAGAAACCAGCCTCCGTGTTGGAACTAACGATAACGATATCAACGCATTGAAGAACAATGGTTCGATTCCAGAAGGCTATACGATCAACCACTTCTTGACCGACAACAACGGCTGGTATTTGACTACCGACGTTCCAAACGGCATGAAGCATTTTGTTCGTACACCTTTGTCGAATTCGATGGACGGTGACTTCGATACTGGTAACGTGCGTTATAAGTCTCGTGAGCGTTATTCTTTTGGCTGGTCAGACCCACTGGGTATGTTCGGTTCGCAAGGCGCTTAATTAGGCGATAGAAAAAGGGGATGAAAGTCCCCTTTTTCAATAGATTTATGCTATAAAGATTCAAATTCCGGGAATACCCGGTGTGGCAGACAGTCCCGGCTGACTTCATGCAGACTGCCAACACCTAACCGCATGAGGGAAAATTTAAAATGCCTATTTCTACCACCCAAAGTATTTGGCGTTCTGGCGGCGGCGACACGACCCGTCAAGCCTATTGTGGCTCCGGCGTCATGGTTGCTGGTTTCTACGATGCCAACGTTGCGTCTACTAGCAATGCAGTAGTAGCTTCCGGTCAAACAGCTCAAGTAATTCTTCCGGCTAACGCTGTTGTTATGTCCGTGACTATTACTAGCCCGATTACATCTGGAACTATTAATGTTGGTTATACAACCATTACTGGCGGTATTTCCAATTCTTCTTTTTACGTAGCCAACTCAACTGCTACTACAGCTCGCACTATTGATCTTGGAGCTACCGGCGCAGGCGCAGGTCTTGGCACCGTAGCTAATGCTTCAGTAAATTCAGTTGTAACTATTGAGCAAGGTCAAGGCAGTGGCGGTAATGGCTCTGTTGGTGGCTTCATTACTTACTACGTTACTGACTATTTGTTTGGTCAACAGAACGTCTAATAGGGGGTCATTATGACCATGCAAACAGACGTTAAGTCAACGCACTTAAACACTTCTGGCGTAGTCTTTGAAGGACGCGCCAGAGTTAAGAGTGCGGTTATGTGCGCTAACGCAAGCGTTAGTGGTAGGCTTATTATAAATAATGGGACTACTAATGTGTTGGAGTTAGATGTACCTGCTAACTCTAATCCAAATTCATTTAATGTGATTATTCCTGGCGAGGGTATTTTGTGTTCAGCAAATATTGTTGCAACTCTTACTAACCTTGCAAGCGTCACTATTTTCTATGGCTAAGTCTCCGGCGTGGACAAGGAAAGAAGGCAAAGCTCCGTCGGGCGGATTAAACGCCAAAGGACGGGCGTCTTACAACGCAGCCAATCCGGGGAAGCCAGGTTTGAAAGCCCCTCAACCAGAAGGTGGATCACGGAAGAAATCATTCTGTGCGCGGATGGAGGGGGCGAAGAAGAAGTTAACATCCCCAAAGACGGCAAAAGATCCTGATAGCCGTATTAATAAGTCCTTGAGGAAATGGAAATGTTAGATATGAATGGCCTGTGGATGACTGTGTTAAGTCTATTTACTGGGCTTTTTGCTTATATAGCACACGAAAAGTTTGCTGAACTAGCGCGTATTACGATCTTGTTGAACAAGACTCGTGAGGAGATTGCCCGTGATAACGTCACTAATGCAGAAGTTGAGCGGATTACAGACCACATTGATCAACGTTTTGACAAGCTTGAGGCGCGCATTGACCAGCTTCTTGCGCAAAAAGGATAAATTATGAAACGCAAAGTTAAAAAATATGCTGGTGATGAGGGCAGCTTAGTTAAAGGAAGCACTAATTTACGTACTCGTAGCGATGCTGAATTTGATGAAGATAGTAAATTTGGCGGCTACGGTAAATATATGCCAAAGACAAAAAGCAGTTCTTCATCAAAAGAAGATCGCCCAACGTCTAGTGGCGTAGATGATTACGCAACTATGGGTAAGCGCGCTAGTGCGGTATCTCCATTCTCTGGCCCTAAAGAATACATTTCTGAGTCAATCAAAGAAGATACAAATAAAGAAGATACTGAGAAAGAATCACCTAAAGGTATTGCTTCTGGATTTAAGTCTAGCGAATCAAAGTTTGAGCGCAATGATAATGAAGAAAAAATTCCGGCAGTAAAGAAAAAAATAGTTGTTAAGAAAAAATATGAAGACACTGGCGCAAAAATTGGTAGCCAAGGTGATTTTAAAATTGATACAAAGCAAGATAAAAAAATATATGGGCAAGGATTAACGCCTTACGAAAAAGGTAAATCTCTTTCCGATTGGTCAAAAATGTTGGGAGGCGGGAAAAAAGAAACAGATAAAACATCGAGTGATAGCGAAAATTTAGACGCTACTCGTCGTCGCGCCGCTGGTATGTTTCAAAAAACAAATGAAGGTGTTTACGGCATGAAAAAAGGCGGAGCTGTTAAAAAAATGGCTTCCGGTGGCAGTGCCTCCTCCCGTGGTGACGGCATAGCCCAGCGCGGTAAAACGAAAGGCAGGATCTGTTAATGGCTAAGACTAAATACGCAGACGGCGGATCAGTAGATCAAACGCAGCAGCCTACTTATCCTTTTTATGGCAATCAGCCCCAAGCTGGTGGAGCTAATGGCGGAACGAATCAGACGTTTAATATTCAACCGCAGGCTACGGCTGGAGCGCCTGATCAGCAGCAGCAGTCTATGCAGCAATCTTTTAAGAAAGGCGGCAAAGTATCGTCTGCCTCTAAACGTGCGGACGGCTGTGCCATTCGCGGAAAGACAAGGGCTTAATTATGAAATACGGGCCACTAGACCCAACTATATCTCAGCTTCAGACAAAGCCTATGCAGCCAGAGCCTAAGCCTATGCCTACGCCTATGCCGCCTAAGCCTATGCCGCCTAAGCCGGTAAAGCCTACGCCGGTAAAGCCTACGCCGCCTATGCCGCCAAAGCCTATGCCGCCAATGCCACTAAAACCAACCTATCCAGCGCCGCCTAAGCCTATGCCTATGCCGCCAACAACTATACCCGGTTCTGGATTTACGCCCGAGCAAAAGTATATGGCTGATCAGGCAGCTGCCGCAGCACTATTGGGAAAAATTAAAACGGTAAACCCCGGTCCTATGGCACCAGACAAGCCTAATTATGGGATAGCTTATGAACCTAAAGCTAGTAATATGCCTGTGCCAGTAAATCCTAATCCACCTCAATACATGAAAAAAGGCGGTAAAGTCAAATCTTCATCCGCCTCTAGTCGTGGAGATGGTATTGCCCAACGTGGCAAGACAAAAGGTAGGTTTGTGTAATGCCTGCTGTATCTAAAAAGCAAGAACGGTTTATGCAGGCAGTTGCCCACAATCCTGCATTTGCAAAGAAGACTGGTGTTCCACAATCCGTGGGTAAAGAATTTACTAAATCTGGAGGCGGTATGGCTGAGTCAAAGAAGATGGTTAAAAAGGAAGTATCGTTCATGAAAGCTAAAGGCGCTCCTAAATCCATGATGAAACATGAGATGGCTGAAGCTGGTATGAAAAAAGGCGGCATGGCTGCGTCTAAAATGGGCGCTGTTAAAACTGCTGCTCCTAGCCGTGATGGCGTAGCTCAGAAGGGCAAAACAAAAGGCAAGAACCTTGGTGACTCAGGTAAGACTGTAGGCATCATGGGTGGCGCTAAAGGTATGAATAAAGGCGGCATGTCTAAGATGAAAAAAGGCGGGTATTGCTGATATGAGACCTTCACGCGGCATGGGTGACGTAGCCCCTTCTAAAATGCCTAAGGGCGCTAAGAAAGCCCGCAGGGACGATACAGACTTCACCCAGTATAAGAAGGGAGGGAAAGTAAAACCTGTGTGGGATAAGCCGCGTCCGAAGGAATTGGGTAAACCGTCTGTGTTATCTGCGGTAAAGAAAGCCTCTGCGAAAGCTATGGCTAAAGCAGCAGGCAGACCTTATCCAAATTTGGTTGATAACATGCGCGCAGCTAGGAAGAAATAATGCCATACACAACCAGTACCACAGCGTTTAATCCTACTCTCAATGATATTGTGGAGGAGGCGTTTGAGCGCGTGGGTTTGGAGTTACGTACTGGTTACGACTTCCGCACAGCTCGCCGCAGTCTTAATTTGTTGCTGACAGAGTGGGCTAATCGCGGCATCAACTTATGGACTATTGATACTGGCACTATTCCATTAATACAAGGGGTAAATACGTATGACCTTCCTGACGATACTGTTGATCTGTTGGAGCATGTTATTCGTAATTACCCAGGCTCCCAAGCGAACCAAATCGATATCAACATCAATCGCATAAGCGTATCTACGTATTCAACGATACCGAATAAGTTGACGCAAGGCCGCCCGATTCAGGTGTGGGTAAATCGCCGTTCTGGTCAAACATCGGATGCTGTAGGTGCTACACAAAAAGTTCCGCAGATTACTGTATGGCCTACGCCAGATCAGGGTACGGTAAGCGCCCCGTTCTATTACTTTGTTTACTATCGCCTGCGCCGTATGTTTGATGCTGGTAACGGTGTGAATGTAGAAGATATTCCATTCCGTTTCCAAGAGTGTTTAATTTGCGGCCTAGCATACAGGCTGGCTATGAAGCTACCTGGCGGATTAGAGCGCATACAGCTACTAAAAGCTCAGTACGATGAGGCATGGGAAATGGCGGCAGGAGAAGACCGCGAGAAAGCGCCAGATCGTTTGGTGCCTCGCATGATTACTTACAGGTGATGTATGCCACACAAAGACCCAGAGGCTAGAAAGGCGTACCAAAAATCTTACGCCCAGCGTAATAGGGAAAAAGCATACGAAAAGATTAAAGAGTGGCGCGCAGCAAACCCTGAGAAATGGGCTGAACAAAGCAAAAGATACGCAAAGAAGTACCCAGAGAAAGCGGTTGCAAAAGTACAAGCATGGCGCAATAGAAACCCAGAAAAAGCTGCTGAATCGTCTAAAAAAACTAGGCAAAAACATGCTGCTAGGGTGTTGGCAAATAAAGCCAAGTATCGCGCAGTTAAGTTACAAGCAACCCCAGCATGGTTAAATAAAGCCCACTGGTTTGAAATTGGTTGTGTGTATTTGTACAGGGATGCTTTGAAGCGCACAGGGTTAAATTATGAAGTGGATCATGTTGTTCCACTTAGAGGAAAGAATGTTTCTGGATTGCATGTACCAGAAAATTTGCAGGTAATATTAGCAACAGAGAACAGATTAAAGAATAATCGTTATGCCGAGTAAATATACAGCCGGAAAAAAGTCTATTGCTGAGTGCGATAGGTGCGGCTTTCGTTATTTACTTAAGGAGCTAAAAAAACTAACGATTAAAACGAAGAATGTAAATATTAAAGTGTGCCGTACCTGCTGGGAACCAGACCAACCACAACTTAGTTTAGGTCTCTACCCCGTGAACGATGCGCAAGCAGTACGTGAACCACGGCCTGATGTTTCTTACTGGCAATCTGGATATTCAGGTTTACAGACGGACATACAATCTGGTCCATTGGTGAGTGAAAATGGTTATCCTAGTGGTGGTAGCCGAGTAATTCAGTGGAGTTGGAACCCAGTAGGTGGCGCAAGAAGCATTGATAGTGGACTGACCCCGAACAACTTGATAGCTAGTACGTCAGTTTCAAACGTAACCATAAACTAGGAGTACAAGATGGACACAAAGCAGGTCAAGCAGATTGCTGACAAAGAAGTAAAAGCCCACGAAAAGCGTATGCACAAAGGCATGGCAAAGGGTGGTGTTACTAGCGAATCCATGAAAAAATATGGACGCAATATTGCTCGTGCTATGAACCAGAAATCTAA